ACTCAAAGTTGTAGGTGTCACCCACATCATAATAGTTTGAGCTCTTGAAAAGTCCATAGTTCTTGCATTATAAGGAACTGTAAGATTTGAACTACCGTCAAAATACAATCCACCGTTATTTTTACCGTCTTTTTTCAAATATCCGTTTGAGAAAGTAGCGTGATTGCTGTTGCCACTTATATCTCTAATTGTTCTGTTTTTCCATTTTTCGTCATCTAAGCAAATATGTTTGCTCATATCATATGCATACACTAGTCCTTCCTTAGAAGCACCGTAGAAATTATCAAGTTCTATTTGTCCGCCATCTAGTACACCAACTTGTCCATAGTCTCTTTTGTATCTTATAACTACAATGCCACTTCCGCCTGCGCCACCTGACGATGCTGATCCACCACTTCTTCCACTTCCGCCACCGCCTCCACCTGTTCTTGGTTGGCCATCTTTTCCTGTAGGCTCTACTGCGCCATCGTATATATCACTCGCGCCTGTACTAGCACCGTTATTAGGTCTATCACCATAGCCGCCACCGCCTTTGCCGCCATTGCCAGGTTGTGCATTGCTTGAACTTCCGTGAACGCCGCCACCACCACCGCCTGAATACCAACATTGGGCACCAGTTATTGCGCTAGGTTTACCTACGCCGCCATCGCCTGACTTAGTTGCGGTCCAATCTTCTCCTGGACCACCTGCGCCACCGCCTCCGCCTGTTGGATATCCATTTGTGCTTGAGCCTCTACCTCGGCCGCCATTAAATCCTTGTCCTGGTGTGCCTGCAGCACCTGCCGGACTGTGTCCTTCTCCGCCGCCTGACCCTCCAGTTCCTGCATCATAAGTACTCCAAGATCCGCCTTTTCCGCCGCCTATAGCAGTTAATCCAAGTGCAGTTGAGTTTCCGCCTCTTGTTGCTCTAGGCATTCCGCTGTAGCTACCGGGATTACGTTCTCTTGTACCTCCGGCTCCTACTGATATAGGATATGCTCCTGGAGTCAAATTCATTTTTCCTGATAAGAAGCCGCCACCACCGCCACCGCCTCCAACCCAGGCGCCACCGCCGCCGCCTCCGGCAACAATCAAATATTCAACTTCTCCGGCTTGTGTTACGTTTAAAGTTCCGGCGCCTTGCTCATTTGTAAATACGTGTACAGTATACGGAACTCCGTTTTCTACTATATTGTAAGTTTTTTCTGCTCCAGATGCCGATGCTTGTATACGACCGTCTGTTTCTCGCCATTGGCCGTTATTATAATACTCTAGTTGATTTAAAGTTGTGTTGTATCTCACATATCCTTCTACAGGACTTCCAGGACGTTGTGCTGTTGTTCCTGAAGGGATCGTTATAAACCCAGTATCATCAATGTTAGTATTTTTTAACGTAGCCATTTACTTATTCTTCAACTCATCTATCTCTGTTTTCAAACTTTTAATTGCTTCGATTAAATAAGCAGTTAGTTTTGTATACTTAATTCCAACAACGTCATTATTTGTATCACGAGTAACTAACTCTGGTAATACTTCTTCAGTCCATTCAGCAATTAAACCTGACTCGTGTTCATTGTTATCTAGTCGATCGTATGTTACACCGCGTAAGTTTAATATACTTGCTAATGCATTTTCAATTGGATTAATATTTTCTTTAAGTGCAATACTTGATGTTTCAACAATGCTTACCGCAGTTACTTGGCCACCAAAGCCAGCTCCGCCGGTTACTACTAATGCTCCAGATGTCGTTGAACTAGAAGCAGTACTTGCAGAAGCTCTTAACTCGGCAGTAGTAAGCCTACCTGGGTTTGGTACAAAGTTTAGTCTACTACCGTCTGCTACACTTAATGTATCTTCTGTTCCACTAGTACCGTCACTCATAGTAATATAATAAGTATTGTTATCAGCTGCTGTTCTATTTGTAACTGTTAGTGCAGGTGCTACCCAACTTAAGACTCCGCTGCCATCTGTTTGTAAAACATTGTTTGCGGCACCGTCGTCTGCAGGTAGTGTTAATGTATAATTTCCGCCAAGTGCTGCTGGGGCTTTAAGAAGCGCATAATTAGTATCGCTGTCGCCTAATCTAATACCAGCATTAGAACTAGTGTATATATCTTTAGTAAATTCTGTAACACCTGTTCCGTTTGGATCTAGTACTATATTTGTATTAGCTTCTCGCGACGTAAATGTGTTTGTTGTTGTAGAAAGGTTTCCTAAAACCTGTCCACCTACTACTCCTGATGTAATTTTTCTTGGCATTGTCTTTTCCTTATGTAGTCGCTGTTTCTATACCGTAAACCATTACTGCTGTATTAGCTGCCGATGAACGTGCATAAATTTGTCTACTAGCATCAATTACTATACCAGTTCTTTCTAGTACACCGTTTGGTAGTATTTCTGTTTCATATTCCAAATAGTCATCTGCTACTGGTAATGTTGCCCCTGTTGGGTCTGTTTTAGCTACAGCTAATCTAACTGTAATGCTAGATGAGTTTTTATTACAGATACTTACTGTTGCCACACTAAATGTATTAGTTGGTACAAGGTAAATTGCTGTATATGTTGTAGCAGCTAAGTCTGCTGATCCTAATATTCCGTTTGCCATTTTTTAAATCTCCAATTTAAATTATCTCAAGAAGTAGTTGTATGCTAGTGGTAATCCTAATACTGTTCCGTTAAACACCACATTAGCATTTATATTTATCGGACTTCCGCTTAGTGTTGTTATGGTGTCGGCTCCAATAAATATGTCACCTGCTGTTACACTGTTAACATTTAATGTTGCGCCGCCGCCGCCAATTTGTGACTCAATATATGCTTTAACTGCACGTTGTGTCGGTACTACTGTATCACTGTTTGCAGTAAAGAATGGATCTGTACTAAATTCAGTAATACTTGCTGAGTTACCACCTAGTGTAACTTCACCCAGTGATAGTTCTTGTAGTCCTGCAATATTAAATGCGTCAGCGTTAAGTGTTGCAACACCAGTTGATTGCTCAATTGTAAACAAATCACCAACTCTAAAGTTACCGTCTTGGTCAGTAGCAGTGTAGAACACTCTACCACCGTTAAAGTCATTAGTTTCTTTTACTTGACTTGGTGCATTAACTGGTACACCTGGGTAGTTTGTTTCAGCAAAACCTCCAGTGCCAATATCTAAGAAGTCGTGTCCTGTTAGTCGTACTTGCGAGAACCTAATTCTCAAATCTACTGCATCGCCGTCTGGTAAATCATCATCTACTGTTATGCTAGGCGATATCTGTAAGAAAGCAGTGTAACTTCCGTCGTTTGATCCTAAGAAACTTACAGTGTTAACTAGTTTGTAGAACTCTCCTGGTAAGCTCGCAAATTCTACGTTAGAACCGTTTACTGGACGACTAGTTAATCTACGTACAGCAATAAATGCTCCTGCTTGTGGGAAGTTTGCATTACCATTTGAATTTGCTGCATCAACTTCTGCTGTTGCACTTGTAAATCCTGTTCCTCTATTGTTAAATGTTGGATTTGCTAATACTCCGTTACCAATTTGCGGTACTAGAACAACATCATCAACATTGTTAGGATCTGTTATAGTTACTGTTGGTGCGCTTGTGTATCCGCTGCCAGGTTCTGTAATTCTAATAGCAAAAACTTGTTCATTTGATACACTTGCTCTACCTTTTGCAGGAGTATTAATCTTAGCGTATTTTCCTGCTGTTCCTGCACCCGGTAGTATCATTACAAATTTACCTTCTTTAGCAGGATTACCAAATGCTATTGCATTAAATCCGCCTGTAGTAGCTACTCCAGTTAATGTGTATGCTTGCCAGTATAGTCCATCGTGACTGTATTGAACTTGATCAGTGTCATCACTTGAGATAACAAATGTACCCTGTCCGTACGCTAGTTTGCGTTCTGTAGCAGTTAGTGGAAGTGTAAGTGCATTTTCATACCAAGTTATACCATCTAATGAGTACATAATACCATTTGTACCACCAAGTGCCACAAACTTACCATTACCCCATACAATATCTGTTACTGCTGCAAATGCTGCCGGTGCCGTTACACCTGTCCAAGTAATACCATCTGTACTATATGCTGCACTTGTTGTTCCGCTGTTAATAGCAACAAACTTACCTGCGCCGTATACCATTTCACCAAAACCATTTGCTGGAAGTGCTGTGCCAGTTATGCTCCAAGTTTGTCCGCCGTTATCTGAATATGCAACATCTTGATCTGCGTCACTAATAACAACAAATCTTGCTGTAGCAGCAGCAATTTGACCAAATGCTATGGTATTTTCACCTGTTGCATTAAACGATCCTGGTAGTGAACTAGTTGACCAAGTATTAGCATCATTACTGTACGCCACTGTACTGTCACCGTCTGCAATTACTACAACTGCACTTGGTTGGAATGTACTTGAACCATCATCTTGTAAACCGTCTGCAATACTTGCCCAATTTCCGCTTGGTAAAGTAGGTAATACTTCTGCTGTCCAAGTTTCGCCATCGATACTCACTGCACCGTTAGTGCCGGCTCCAACTGCAAGGAATTTACCTGCCTGCGCAGTTCCTGTAAAGTCAAAATCTACAATAGCACCTGTTACGCTGTTTACTGTTGTTACAGTTATTGTAATATCGTTAGCTGGACTTGCTCCGCCAATGTCTGTACCTGGAATAGTTAATGTGTCAAGTCTTGAATATTCTGTACCTGCTACATCAACACTTACATAATATTTACTTCCGTTACGGGTAACATCAAATTGTGCTCCTGATCCGTCGCCACCTGAAGGACTTCTTCCTGGTTGCAGTGCTGCTGTTTGAATCCATTCAACATCGTACCAAGTAGTTGATGTTGGCATTGTAATATTGCCGCTTGAGTTTGTAGGAGCAGTAATTGTAACTCTTGGTTCAATTTGATATGTTGAACTACTATTTGGAGCAACAATAGGTGTACCTGGAACTATGTGATCCCAGCCTGCAACTCCGTCTGATTCTCTTATAACTGTTGCTTCTTTTGTACCTGCGTTGTATGTGTTAATAATTGCATATTGTCCAATTCCTGCTGCACCTATGATATAAATTTTCATACCAGGATAAGCTGAACTTAATGAACCGTCAGTAGCACTAAGGAATATTCCAGTTAAACTACCACTTTGTGCAACGTTACTTGATATTACATATCCGCTGCCGCCTAATGCAATATCTGGATTTGCATCTTGGTCAACATAAGCATAGTTAAACCCGCCGTCACGGAATTCGTCTACAACTACTACTTCATTAGAACCTGGCCCAAATATACTAAGATTAGCTTCAGTATAATCATTACCTGCGTGTGTATATTCAACAGTTAATAGTTGTGCATTGTCTGTGTTAACTTTTGAAATAGTTGCATTATACTGTGTACGGTTATCAACTATCGCTGTTACAGGTGTTTCGTCTGGGTCAACACCTGTTGCTACTGAACCAAAGTCACCATAAGAGTTGTTACCGTTAGTAGCACGTACTCTACCACCTGTTTCTGCAAGATAACCAATGTGTGAGTAATATGTAAACACTGACACAAGTTCTGCTCTACCATTGTTAAGAATGTGTGCGCCAATACCATCACTTATGACCTGGGTAAAGTCATTTGACACCATTGAGTCATTACCGCCATTATGCAACGCACCATCAATTCTTTGACCAGTTGCAGCATTACCAAATGTTGTAACACCTTGTATGTATGGCGAACGTGTAATAATCCAAGTACGGAAATCGTCTGGTCCCCAACCTGGATCTAATGAACAATATGCGCCTGCACTTACTTTACTATAGTTATATGCGTTTTCTGGAAGAAGTTGTCCATTTAATCCGTTGAGAGTACAGTTTCTTACTCCTGTAGCATCTCTTAGATAGAACATATCTTCTTCTTGAGATCCTGTTACACTATTATTGTAAAAACGTGCAACGTATCTTGAAGCATAATTTCCTGTCCACATTAGATCATATTTTAACGCATCGATATAATAATCAATATCTCTTTGACAAAGAGTTTCGTTGTATGTATATCCATCCCAAATGCTTCCACTTGCAGCACCAGCAATTTGAACATCAATCCAAGCTGCAATCTCAGCTTTAATAAAGTCTCTGTTACGTTCTAACTGTAGTTTTGCATAATATCTATTTTGATCTTCAGATGCACATACAGCACCTTCGTCAGTAGCACCAAATATAACTGCATCAATTATTCTAGCACTTGCAGTAATTCTTGCAATAGCAGTTGCATCACTTGCAACGTTTGCAATAGCGCCGTCTGTTGCATCTAAGAGTGCATATTGAATTGCTTGTCTAGTTGCAGTTTTTTGTCCACCAGTATATACTTCTAAAGCAGTTTTACGTAAGTATGCGTGTGCTGCTTTAAGTGTTCTGTAGTTACTGTTTAGTGCAAAGTCAAATCCTACTGCTTCTAATATCTTGCCAATATCTCTTTCACACTTAGCACTATTGTACACAAGTGCAGGGAAGTTAGCAGTAATCCAACTAGTTGTATCTGTTTTAATTCCAGCTGTAGCAGTGTCTAATGCACCTTTAGCAGCAATTAATGCTGTAGTTGAGTTAACACCGTCTGCAAGTGTAGGATTAACTAATGTAGTTGTATCGCCAACTGCGTCTGGACCGTTGTTAATAATATCAACAATATCTTCTATATTGTTTGCAATTTCAGTAATGCTACCTACGTTACCTGTTTCTACTTGTAGTATTGCTGTTTGTTTAGGATTTGTAACATTTGTATTACCTGCAACACTTTGTGCTGTAGTTTTTAAGTAGTTAATCGATGCAACACATTCTGTCTTCAAAGAAGCTGGAAGTTGATCATATGTTTCGTCGTCTCCGTCCCAATATGATAGCCCAGCTATTACAGCCATTGAATTGCCGCCGTATGTTAAGTCATAAATTAACGAATCGATAATAAATCCAGTATCACGTCGACTATCAGTTTTTCCATATTTTAGTGTTGGATATTCTGTATCTAAGAACGCAATTACTTCTGCTTTTAAGAAGTCTTTGTTTGCTATAAGATTTTCTCTAGCATTTTCTAAACTTGAGCTATATCCCGTAGGATCTGTATAGTAGCCTGCGCTCATAGTTTTTAGTCCATAGTCAATTTGATATTTCATCATATCAACTAGACTTTCTACAGCATTTTCTTGTGCAGTTATAGCATATGGCCAGTTTTGATCTTGTGGCTCAACATTACCAACAGAAGCAGTTACCGTTGTTCCTACAACTACATCACCTACAACTTCAGCAATTCTATCAAATGTTGCTACAGTATTTGGTGTGTCTGTTGCTGGTGTTGTTGCTCCAGCAGCAATAATTTTCGTTGAACGTAGTTCGTCCCCTAGTATAGCACAGTATGCTGGTACTCTAATTGGTAGAACTTCATAATGTTCTCCTGTAGATATTTTAACTAGTGTTTGAGGAACATCACGAGCTGGAATTGCGCTAGTATCACCTGCTGTAATTGTGTCAGTAATAATTTTAACTAAACTTTGTATTTTGGTATAAACACCTGTTTCTGATGTAAGTGTTGCACTTGTAAACTGTGTAACAATAGCTGTACTGTCATCTGATACATTTTGATAAATTAATGTTGGAGCTTGGTTTTTAAGAATTGCATCAATCACAGTTAGCATATAATTATATGCTGCAACTGATTGTGCAGACTCTGCTGCTAGTCCAGCGCCGCCGTACGGCTTATCTTCTGATGCTGCCGAAAATTCACCATCTGCACTAAATCCGTTTACGAACGAAAGTGCTGCTGCTCTTGATTTTAAGTTGCCGCCGTGGCCAATATCCCATATAAGCCTATCAACAATATTTCCAACGTCACGCTTACATTTATCTTCACCGTATACAAAGTTATTCCAGATACCCGATCCACCAGCGTTTGCAATTTGATAATTAATCCAAGATCCAACTTCTTCTTGTATGAAAATTCTGTTTAATTCTAATAGGTATTGTGCATTAGGATTTTTAGGTCCTTGTTCGATTTGTTCGCAAGCATATCTTATTGATTTGAATGGTCTATCAACACTTCCTCCTGATTCTGGAAATGGTCTATCAATACCGTGTTCTGATACATAATAAATGTCTTCAATAGTTTGTAAAAACTCCCAGTTAGGAATTCCAGTTGAATCTACTGTTAGTACTTGTCCTTCTAATCCAACTGGCAGTCTTGTAGGAGCACTTCCACTATAGTAAACTAAGTCGCCTGCTGTAGTAAGAACACTAGCTTCCGAACCAACTGCGAGTACACTCCAATATGATCCACTATCTGCTAGATCTGGACGCGAGCCTTCTGCTCCGCCACCAGCGCCTAGTGGAGTTTCTGTTGAATAGTCGTCACCTTCTGAAATATGATATAAAGTACAGTAGTAACTGTTGTCACCGTAACGAACAACATCACCTTCATAATATTCTTGGTCGTCTAACCACTCGCCTCTCCAACGGAAACCTTCGTTGAGTAATTTCCAATAAGTTGCGTTTGGCGGTTGCTGTCCTTCTTCGTGATCTAAAATACATAAGTAAGTAAATCCGCCTAAGCGTACAACTTCGCCTACTTTATAATGTTGATTAGCACTATCTTCATTCCAGTCTCCTATAAATCTAAAACCTTCTGAAAATAGATCCCAGTCAGTTGGTGATTCCGAAGTGTATTTGCCGCCTGAAGTATATGTTGTAAATGTTGTTGTATTTAATGGTGTTGTTAATTCTGCATCTGTGTATAAATCAAACGTGTTTACACTAATTACATCTATGTATAAAGTTAGTCCGTTAATTTCGGTCATACCTACTACATCATTAATTACAATCTGTCTAGTATCTTGTAATCCGTGAGCTGTACTTGTTACTGTTGCTGTTGTATCTTGTGTTATACCGGTAATTACTCCACTCTGCGGTCCTGGAGTAATTACTGAATGATTAGTTCTTGAAATATATTGGTTGCCACCGTAACGAACAACATCACCTGGTTGATAGCTTCTGTAAGGGCTCCAATCGTTTTCGTATTGGAAACCTTCTACAAATTGACTCCAGTTTGCAGAATCTGTTCCTAAATCAGATGTACTAGTATGTGCAGTAGTACAAATCCAGACGCCTGCTCCGTAACGTACTAAATCATTATATTTGTATCTTGTAGTTTTTGTCCACTCGCCTTTATATTCTAAACCTTGATTAAACGTATCCCAGTTTGAAATATCAGCTTCCAATCCATCTGCGGCAGTTGCAGTTGAAACGTGTAGTGTTTTACAAACATAAGTTGAGCCACCGTATTTTACAAAATCATTGATTCTATATCTAGTAGACGTAGACCAATCACCTTGCCAGTCTAGTCCTTCGGCATAAGCGTCCCATTTACTAAGGTCTGCTTCTAGTCCATCTGTAGCGTCTATAGCAGTAGCAGCACTAGTATGCGCAGTATTTGCAATATAGAGTCTTGCACCGTAGCTAACGATATCATCTACTACGTAATCTGTTTCAGTTGACCACGCTCCCTTCCAAGTTTGACCATCTGATACTAAATTCCATTTTGGGGGAACAATATTAAAGTCTGAAAAGAATCCTGCTTGACTTGTATGTCCAATTGTACATATGTAAGTTTTTCCGCCGAATGCAACTACATCATCTTGATAATAGACATTTGCTGCTGTCCAGTCACCCTTCCATACAAATCTAATTCTACCTAGTTTAAATTCTGCCATTTTATATTCCTACTTGCACGTTGTATATATTTATCATAATATAATCTCTTTGTTTTTTATTGCATTGTTTCATCAAACGGTTTTAACATTAGCATTTGACTTACAATGGTTCCTGATACTGCTGTTTGATTTGTTGTAATATTTCCTGCTCCGTCATTAGATTCAAATGTTCCGTCAAACACAACATCTGCAGGTATAATAACATACTGTCCAGTGTTTGTATTAATTTCGTTTTCATCAAGTCCGCCTAATAATACTCTACCAGCTTGCAGTTTGTTTACTTCAAGGCTTTCTCCACCAACACTTAATCTGTCTGAAAGAAATGTTACAATAGCTCTTTGTGTTGGAATAACATTGTTTGAATCTGCACTAAATGTACCATCTGTACTAAATTCATTAACAACAGTACCAGAACCACCTAAACGCACACCGCCTAGTGCCAGTTCGCTCAACCCATCCAAGTCAAAGAATTCAGCACTAATTGTAACAACACCTGTTGCCTGTTGAACACTGAATAACTCACCAGTTCTAAAGTTACCATCTTGGTCTGTACTTACGTAATACACTCTTCCGCCGTTTGATTCGTAAACTTCGTTTTCAGGCGCCGCACTAAAAAATGCACCTCCTGAATAAACAGTTGGATAATTTGTTTGTACAAAGTTTCCTGTACCAATGTCTAAGAAATCGTGACCACTAATTCTACATTGAGCATATTTTTCTCGTAATGTTACTTGTGTTCCGTGCGGCACAACATATTCCACATCAAGCCTTGGCGATATTTGAAATTGTACTAGTTTAGTTTCATTTCCTAACCCGTCGTCGCCCAGATCTGTTACACTAACTCCACTAAATGTAGCAAGTGTGCCCGGCTCTAATGCATTAGGATCTACTACACCTGCAATTGAAATCTGTACGCCAGGACCCGGTATGCTTTGTATACCAGAAACTGTAAGAATATTACCAACGGGGATATCATCAGCAAATCCGTCTCCAGTAATTGTAATCGTACTTGTAGTATTTCTATATCCTGCACCACGATTTATAAAGTCTGGTTGTGAAAGAACTTTATTACCTATTCTACTTTCTGTAGCTGCACTAAATGTTACATTAGGATCTGTAATAGTTATTGTAGGAGGGCTTAATATATTATAACCACTACCTGGATCAATAACTCTAATTTCAGACATAGATCCTACATTAAGATCTGCTCTTAATTTAGCTCTTGCTCCTGTGTTTACTATAGCAACTGCATTTGTAGTTCCTGCATTTGCTTTTATAAACCATTGCGCATTTCCATATGTTAATGCACCCCAAATATGATTATCTGAAACAGTTCTTTGTGTCCATTGTAAACCGTCTTCGCTAACAAATATAATATTAGTTGCTGCTCCGGTATCTGTTCCAATTGCAACAAATACACCATTTGCGTATTTGAGGCCAGTAACTTGGTATGTTATAGCAGATACATCACTAAAGGTATCTGCATTGGTATACCAAGTTATACCATCAAAACTATAAGCTGTCTCGCCGTCAGCAGCTGATGCTACAACAAATCTATTATTACCGTATTCGATACGATTTGGATTAAAATCTATGGCGCTATCGTGCCTTGTCCAAGTTATACCGTCTGTACTTGTTGCTGTTGCTCCGTCGCTCGACGATATTGCAACATATTTGCCTGCACCGTAAGTTACACTAGTCCACACGCTTGTGGTACTGTCTACGCCGCCGTCAGTGTCATTTGGAATACTACCTTCAGTCCAGGTTGTTCCGTCTGCACTAGATAAAACCCTATCATCGTCATTAGCAATTATTACAAATTTACCATTACCATATGTACTATCTGACCAATATAACGACAACGGCAGCGTTCTTTCTAACCAGGCAATACCTGTAAATGAAAGTGCTATTCGAGATTCATTTGCAGCAGTTGCAATAAATCTATTATTACCTGTTGACAAACTTGTCATTGTAGCATTAAATGGTAGACTAACTTCGGTCCAATCAGACCCGTCATCGCTCCATCTTGCATTTTGTATACTAGTTAGAGAAACAAATCTGCCGCCTCTGCCAGTACCAACACTTGAATATGTTAGTATACTACTTGTACTGTCATCCGAAACTGTATTAACTGTAATTGTTAAATCATTTGCTGGGGTCGTTCCTCCTAGTGCAGTTCCTAGTATTGTGATTTTGTCATTAGGTTGATATCCTGCGCCTCCACTACTTAAATTTACATTATATGTTGTTCCGGTTCTAGTTACATTAAAAATAGCATTTATAGGGGCACCGTCAAATGTATCGCCTGTACCTGATGTAAGTATTAGATCTATTTCTTCGCCTACAACAAAATTAGATCCTCCTGATTCTACATCAACTTCTATAAGAGTTTCAGTATTTGCACTAATTGTTACAACTGTTGCTGTTGCTCCAGATGTTCTGCCTTTTATATTAAAAGGTGTTAACGGATTTGCTGATAAATTTGCATTAAATTGTATTGCTACATCACTAACTACAGAACTAACTGTAATTCTAGTTTCAGTGTCGTCTCTCCATATTACATTGCCTCCGCCTGTAACGCCGGTGTACGAATCCGTAAATGGTCCAAACTCCATATCTACGTATGTTCTGTTTGTAAACAAGTTAGCACTAGTTGTACTATATGCTGGTAACGGGACTGTTAGTCTTGGTTCTATTCTATAGCGAGTAGTTAAATCAAATGATGTTACTAACGGTGTTCCTGGTATTAAATGTTCCCAACCTGCTACATCATCGCTATCTCTAGCAACTGTAACAGTTCTAGTAGCAAAATTAAAACCAGTTATGTATCCGTATTGTCCAACGCCGACACCGGCTGTGATAGTAATTCTCATACCGTCAATTTCTGATAAAAATTGTGTTGCGTCTGTAGCAGCAAGTATGATACTACTACTTGCATCAGCAGTTTCTTGTGCATTTCCTTGACGTCTTAGATATCCTGCGCCGCCAGCTTTACTAGATCCGTCTGCACTAATTAATCTTTCTTCAAATAGGCCGCCATCTCTAAAATCAGTATATTCTACACTAGCATTTGCACCTGCACCTGTTATAGTTGCACTAGCAGTTGTATATTCTTCGCCTGCATTTGAGTATTCAAATATTTTAATTTCGTCAGTTGCGCCACCTGCAAACGCTTCTGATACTGTTGCTTGATTATTCCTGTTAAATGCTTCTGTAATCTGTGGTACTTCAGTATCATCAATGCCATCTGCAATTGACCCATAACGTCCGTACGAGTTGTTGCCGTTTGCTGCTCGAATAATTCCGCCGTCTTCTGCAAAATAACCAATTTGACAGTAGTAAGTAAATACAGATACAAGTTCTGCTCTAGCATTATTTGTAATCCACGCACCAATGCCGTCACTTAATACTTGTGTAAAGTCATTAGCTGTCATTGAACGATTACCGCCATTGTGTAGCGCACCGTCTACTTTCATCCCTACACATCCAAACCCGGTGTTTGTAACACCTTGTATGTATGGCGAACGTGTAGTAATCCAAGTTCGTTCGTCCGTTGGCCCCCAACCTGGATCAAGACTTACAAGTGCTCCGCCTGTTGGCTTTTGATACAATTCAAATACACCCGGTGGATTTAATACGCCTTGTAAGCCGCCAGTGGTTATATCTCTTAAGCCAGTAGTGTCTCGCATATAAAATAAGTTTGTTGTTTGGCTGCCTTTAATTGAGTTAGCATATCGTTGTGCTGAAAGTAGTGTAGCATAATTTCCTGAATACTTTGTATCTCTTCTAGCTGCACGTAAAAAATGTTTTACATCGTTTTTAATTTGTAATTCATCAAATGTAACAGCAGGGTAAGTATTTTGTAAATATGACAATAGTTCCTGCGCTATAAATTTCTTATTAAGATGTAATGCTTCACCAGCATTACTAATTGTAAAGTCACTATTTAAAGTATTAGAACCTACTAAAGTAGGCGATACTTCGCCGTCGGCTGTATTAAATTCTACATAGTTTTTCCAATCAGTTATTAAATCAAGTACTAAGTTAGCTCCTGCTATATTTGATGCCGGAAATGAATCATTAAATCGAAGTTCACCGGTAATCTGATCTACTGCTTGTTCTCCTGTAGATTCATCTATGATAGGTGTTAATATTTGTCGCACTTGAGGTTCTTCATTTCCGGTTTGAGGGACTATCTCTTGTGCTGTTACAATATCAGCTATTATAGATGTAAAATGTGTAAAATATGCAGTTGCATACTGATAGTTATCTAAATATTTTGTGATAGGGCTATTTGCTAATACTGTAGTAGAACGTAGTTCGTCTCCGTTAATTGCACAGCCTGCCGGAACAACGATTGGCGATACTTCTTCAAATTTCCCTGTACTTACTCTAATAATTACTGGTGTGCCTGCAGCAAAGGTATCTTCTACATATTCTGCTGCGTATCTAATTGTACGGAATGGTTTTTGAAACGTTCCTCTATCTTCGTCATCTATACCGTTAGTTGCAACCCATATTGAATCGGCATCTTCTTGTATATTTCTCCAAAACGCTTCTAGATCAGACGACACTGATAATAGTTGTCCATTATTTCCGATACCTAATCTAGTATCACCTAAACTACTGTCGTCAAAAACAGTACTTCCATCTTGTAATCTGTCACCAGCACTGTCAATTTGTCTATTAGGACCAAAGGTTAATAAGTCACCTTTAACTTCGAGTGCAGCAGGTTGGCCAGCTTGGATTAAAATAGTCCAATATTCATATCCGCTGCCGTTATCACCTGGAAAATTTACAAAACTAGCTGCGTGTTCTGTATTACAAGTATATGCTGTTCCTTTAAATAATACTACATCGCCAACACTGTATGTTGTTCCACTACTCCAATAATTTTTAAAACTTTTGCCTGGTATTAAGAGTTCCCACGTATCGGCTTCTAAATAATCAAGTGTACTACCGTCTAGCAATTCTCCTGATATTAGTGTTCTATTAATTTCAATGCCATCACCGCCACCTGATTCTTCGTATACTCCACCGATATCTCTCAATGCAAGATACAAGTTGCCGCCTCTCAATACTACATCACCTGTTTTATAAACACCGTCAACTGTCCAGGAGCCTACAAAATTTATATTCTTAGATAGTACTATCCAATCAGTGCTTCCGCCGTCGGAACTAATATATGGTTTAGAGTCTGTGTTATTATTAACTGCGTAATATGAGAATCCTTCGTGTCTTACAATATCTCCTATGTTATAAACTGTAGTACTATTCCAAACTCCGTTATATTCACTACCAAATATTTCTACAGTAAATTTAGTATCGTCTAGTGTTGTATCTGATGTATGTGTTTCTATACAACGAAATATAGTCCCGCCATATTTAACAAGATCATTTATTCTATATACTGTGCTTGGGGCAAACTCGCCAACCCAAGCTGTGCCTGCTCGATATAATTCCCAATCGTCTATATTATCTTCTAGTGTTGACGACGATGCGTGAGCAGTTAGACATTTATAAGCATTTCCGTTATAACTTACAACTGCGCCTGCTGCGTACGAGGTAGACGAAGCCCAAGGACCAACAAAACTCGTTGTTTGACTAAATGCTGTCCAATTAGCTATATCACCTGCAAATGACGATCCTGTATGATTTATAGTACATCTCCATAGAGAACCTTGAAACTTTACTATATCGCCTAAATCATATACTGTATTTTCCTGCCAATCTCCGACAAAACTAAAACCGTTTGTCATTACTGTCCATCGAGGTAATGCTTGGGGAGGCACTGAACCTGGAAGGATAGCATCTAAGTCATCTCTAAAGTTTGCACTTGCTGCGTGAGTAATTATACAAACATAACTCTTGCCGCTGACTCTTACTATGTCGTCACGTTTGTATGCTGTTCCTGTTACCCAGTCACCTCTCCAATTGTACTTAAATCTTTCTAGTTTAAATTCTGCCATTTTCTATTCCTTAGTACCCCGGTCCTGAGATATTCTCAGGGTATTGATAATCTTCTGATATTCTTACAATAAATTGTCCGTCAGTTGGATCGATGTAATATGTTAACAATCTACCATCCCATTTAATTTGTTGGTAACGTAAATTTTCATAGACTATGTTATGATCTGCATCTATACCTTCAAGAAAGTCAATGCCTTCTTCAAAGTCAGGATAGTTGTTTGCGCCAATTCCGATATCATTTACAGTTACAGTACCTTGACCGCTTAACTGATCTTGTCTAACTAAGAACAATTCACCATCGTCGTTTCTACGCATACCATAAAAATATTGTTTAATAAATCCTTGAACAATTGATTCTGGACTATTACCTATATAATGACTCATTATACAATCTCCACAAAACTTAACACAACATCAACACTGTCGTCAATGCTCGAACGCACTTGTAATTTATTACTTGGTGCTATAATTAATTTTTCACCTGTAGCTACAACTCGCAAACTAGTATTTGCCGGAAGCAATGTTTCTTTTAAGTAATACCCTGTTACACTAGTATCGTCTTGCATTAGTACATCTACGTATACAAAACTTTGTGTTAGATTTGTTAAACTCATACCAATTACTGTTGCACGAGTGCTCGCATCAGTTTCGTATACATCAACAGGTACTACTCCTATGTTGTTTACTACTTTATTTTTAAATAATGTTGCCATATCTTATCCTAAACTCAATACAATCTCAAATGCAATGTTTTCTGCGTCTGCTCTTGATATACCTGCACTTGAACCTGCTACACTTACCCAGTTTGTTCCATCATATATTTCTGTTCTTGCTGCATCTGTATTCCAACGTAGCTGTCCTAATTCAGTATTTGCTAACGGTGGACGTTGTGCGTTTCCACCTGCTGGTATAACTAAACCATATGTTCCATCAAACTTTACATAACCATTGTCAGTTGCTTCAAAAGTTGTTACACTATCAGAAACAGTGTTAGTAATAGTGTTATCTTTAAATGCAAAGTTATCAAACTTAACAGAACCACTACCATTTGCAGTTAATTCTAAATCAGTATTATTTGTAGTTGTACTTATCAAATTACCGTCAATGGTAATGTCATCTACGACTACTTTTGGTGCATTTAATCTATTTGCATCAATGTCTACAGTTAGTACTCCTGCATTATAAAATCTAATTTTATCGTCATTTGCACCTTCAGTTAATTCAGCTGTAACCTTAGTATCACCGTCTAAGTCTTCTACACCTTTTAGATTAATCCAATTAGAACTGTTATATCCTTCAAATCTAGCAAGCTCTGAGTTATATCTAATTTGACCCGCTACTCCTGTTGGACGTTGGCTTGTGTTACCGGACGGTAATTTGAGTGATCCTGTAGCATCAATAATAACTGCTTCGCTACTTGGGCTAAGTGTTATATCACCAGTTGAACTAATTGTGCTGCTTTGGAAAGTAAAGTCATCGATTACAATGCTTCCGGTACCAGATGTACGTAACTCTAAGTCACTGTTTGAGTTTGTTGTAGTAATAAAATTGTCATCTACAAGTATATCGCCGGTATGAAAAGTATTAGCAGCAATTTGTCCAATGCTGTCAATGTCTGTTACAGTTAGTGTGCCATTAACTGTTAGATCGCCTGTGATTTCAACATTATTGTTTGGAATAACAATACTGCCAGTTCCGTTAGCACGTAGTTCTAAATCCGAGTTTGAAAGTGTAGTAGTTAGTACATTTCCAACAAGTTGTATATTTTCAAGTTGTACGCCATTGCTGTTTACATCTCCTGAAACAGTTAGATTTCCAGTTAGATCATAATCACCAGTTTGTGTAGTGTCGCCAACGTGTGTGATTGTTCCAGTAACAGAAGTATCTTCTAAATCAGTATCTCCGTTAACTGTTAGATCCTGTTCTAGTGTAACATCGTTACTTGGAACTACAACATCACCTGTGCCATTAGCACGTAGTTCTAAGTCACTGTTGCTTGTGGTTGTTGTAATAAAATTATCATCAATTAGTATATCGCCGGTACTAAATCTATTAGCAGTAATAGTACCTGCACTATTAATATCACCTACAGTAATTGTTCCGTCTACTGCTAAATCATTAGTAATATGTAAATCATTATTTGGAATAAGAACATCGCCAGTTCCATTAGCACGTAATTCTAAATCTGTGTTTGACGTAGTTGTTGTGATAAAATTATCATCAATTAGTATTTCTTCAAACTGTGCAGAACGTGTTACAGTTAAGTTGCCGCCTACTGATAAATCGCTAGTGATTGAGTAATCACCAGTTTGTGTGATATCACCTGTGATATTAACATTACCTGTAAGTGTTGTATCACCTAGTGTAGCATCACCGTTAACAAACAAGTTATTAGTAATTCTAACATCATTGTTTGGTATTAATACTTCACCTGTTCCTGCTGCACGTAGTTCTAGGTCTGCGTTTGAAGCAGTGGTAGCAATAAAATTATCTTCAATCAGTATATTACCATTTGATATTTCGCCGCCAATAGTAAAGTTACCAGTCTGAACAGTATCACCAACGTGTGTAACTGTACCAGTAATATTTGTATCCTGTAAATCTGTAGCACCACTTACTGTAAGTGCTTGGCTGAATGTAACATCGTTGCTAGGTACATTTATTGTACCACTGCCATTAGCACGTAACTCTAAATCACTATCCGAAACAGTAGTTTCAATTGTGTTGGCATCTATTTGAATATCGCCATTGCTAAACTGTCCAGTAATTGTGTAGTTGCCAGTTTGTGTAGTGTCACCAACGTGTGTTAGTGTGCCGTCGATATTTGTATCGTCTAGGTTAGTAATACCATCTACATCTAAGTTGTTTGTAATTGTAACATTGTTGGTTGGTACGCTGATAACGCCGCTGCCATTTGCACGTAGTTCTAGGTTACTATTTGAAAGTGTAGTTTCAATTGTATTAGCATCTATTTGGATATCGCCATTACTAAACTGTCCAGTAATTGTATAATTACCAGTCTGTGTTGTATCACCGGTGTGTGTTAGTGTACCAGTAACAGTTAGATCTTGTAAGTCTGTAGCACCACTTACTGTAAGTGCTTGTCCTAGAGTAACATCATTTGACGGTATGCTAATAATACCTGTACCGTTTGCACGTAGTTCTAGGTCTGCGTTTGTAGCAGTTGCTTCAACGGTTGTTCCGCTAATTTGCACATCGCCGATGTTTGCATCTGTGCTGGTTATGTTTGCTGTGACTGTTAGGTTGTTAGCACTAATATCGCCTGTGACTGCTAAGTCGTTGGTAATGTTTACATCGTTGTTTGGTACAAGTATTTCACCTGTTCCATTAGCACGTAACTCTAAGTCTGTGTTTGAGGTAGTTGTAGTAATAAAGTTATCATCGATTAATATTTCTTCAAATTGCGCTGCTGCACCAACAGTTAGATTTTGTCCAACTGTTAAATCTTCTGTAAGTGTGTAATTTCCTGTTTGATTAAAATCACCAGTTAGTGTTAGTGTACCTGTGATACTTGTATTAGCAAGGGTTACAGTTCCGTCAACAGTTAGATCGTTGTCAATTTGTACATCGTTGCTGGGTACACGTACTTCGCCAGTTCCGCTTGCACGTAATTCTAAATCACTGTTTGAAACAGTAGTTGTGATATAGTTGTCACGAATTTGTATGTCATCTACGTTAACTTGATTAGCATATAAGTTACTCCAAGTTTTTGATGCAGTACCCAAACTGTATGTGCTATCTAATCTTGGAACAATGTCACTATCTATTCCTGCTACAAATTGTATAGTATCAGTTGCTTCATCACCTATAGTAATGTTGCCGCCGATAGTTACATTACCTGTAACATCTAAGTCACCTGTAATATTTGTATTATCTTGTAAATTAATTGTACCGCTTGCCGCTGCAAAATTAGCATCTTGTGTTAGTGTTTCAACAGTGTTGCCACTGAATCTCCAATCGCCTGTTTCGACTTTTGTACCGTCAACAAATGTAGTATCGCTTCCGGTATTAAATGAGACTCCGTTACTAGTATTAATAATAAAGTCACTTACACTAAATGCTGCACTACCAGTTTCTTGGTTAACATAAAATAAGTCACCAACTCTAAAATCGCCTTTGTGGTCAACTGAGTTAAAACGTATTTGAGCTCCATTTGTTTCTACAACTTCATTTGCTTGTATAACTGAACTAGGTTCGTTAGTAACTTCTTTACCATTACCAATGTATGCTAGGTTATGTCCAATAGCATATACTAGTACACCTTCTCCGTCGCCTACTAGTCCAAAGTTACCGTAAACACTGGCACTACCGATCATACGTATTTCAGCACCGAAGTCTTTTACGTCAACATTTTCGATTTTTGTAGCAGTTCCGCCGCCACTAAATGTAATACTAGCCGGCGTTGTATCAAAGCCTATTAGGTCTGTATCTTTACCATCAACTATAAGAATGTCACCACCTTCAACACTTTCAATTGTTAAAGGTCCAACTACAGTTGAACTGTCGGTTGATGTAAATGTTACTGTTTGACTTGCTGCTGGTGCAGTTCCTGAAAGTCCACTTAATCTAATACGTGTCTTACCAGCGCCTTTTAACCCATCGTTACTATCAAATGCATATAGTCCTCTATTAGCAAAATATGTAAACGAGTTTAACCATTCTATTCTAGCACCGTTGGTTGCTGTTAATGCATCGACACCTGGTGTAATAAATGTTGCACTATGGAATAGCATTGCTGCTTCTCGTGATGCTGCTGTTGCATATGCTCCATCAACATATGCCCCTTTACCAGCGTCTCCTGATAAAAATCCTCTAGGATCATCTGCTGTAACAGTACTACCTTTTGTAATTACAGATACATTTTTAATGTATGGACTACGACTTGTTACTTGAAAATCTGTTGCAAAGCGGAAAGCATATCCGTTGTCAGGGAATGTTCTTGTGCCGCCGTTGCAACTAAATACGAGACCTTTAATAAAAACTGGATCGCCAATAGTTGCACCAGGTCCTGAGTGGAATATTTCTAGTATTCCGTTTTGGTGTATGTATATTGCATTAGAAATATTATATTCTGTGCCGGCAATTTCAATTGTTCCACCGCTTACATATGTGTGAGCAAATGGTGCTGTTCCAACATTAACTAGTGTGTCGCCTATTCCGCCGCTAAGTGCGTTAGTAAATACTCCGCCACTATAAAAATCTGCAACTGTGACATCTTCTACAGTAGTTTCACCATTTAACAAAAATGCATCGTTGTATCGTGTTTCAGTTGTAGGTACAATTTTTACACTTCTTAAATTTTCACCTTTAACTGTAACTCCTGCTGGAACTGTTAATGGAAATGTTTCTGTGTACACACCCGGAGTAATATGAATAGTAGGAGGAAGTTCTCCGTTTCCTATATCTATTGCTGCAACACTTAGTGCATATGATAATGATGCAAATGGGTCTTGGGGGTGATCACCGTAGTTAGTGTCGTCACCATTTTCACTAACGTAATAAATATTTCCTTGACGCAGTGTTAAGTTGATTCCGTCAACAACAATAGTTCCAGTATTAATACCGTCAGTTCTAATGTTCTTAACCCAAATATCATCCCAACGTTTAGCATCTTTGTTTATTTGTACTACATTGTATGTTCCGTCTGGTGCGCCGGGAATATTAACTGTAACTGTTTGCGGGTTTGACCCTGTCCAATTTGCTGTAGTAGTTGCAGCATACCTAGTACCAATTTGTGCTTCTATTGTTATTAGATAATAATATCCTGTTGTTTCAGACGTAACATCGTCAATCCAAGCAACGCCAGCAGCCGGAACACTTAGTGTTCCAGTTCCACTTGATATTACTATTGTAGCATCGCCAATTGTATAATCGGTTCCTGATGCATATTCTGTTCCAGCTGTACCAAGTGAATATGTTCTATCTTGATCTGGAATAATATTACTAGCAATTTCAGCATTAAAAGTTACGTTATCAGTATCGGCATCACCTAGTGTAATATTGCCGTCCGCACTTATATTTCCAGTTGCGTGGATGTTTCCGGACACATTCATATCTGATAGTACTTCTACAGTACCAGTGCCGTTAGGACGAAGTTCTAAATTGCTATTAGAAGTGTTTGTGCTGATAACATTGCCTTCAATATCAATATCATCTACACGTAATTTATTTTGGTATATAACGTTATCCAAAGTACCTAAGTTAAGATATTGACCATCACTCCAGATGGTGTTATTTTGGATATTTACATCTCCAATATCTGCTCTATTAGTTACTATTAAATTTGTTGTACGTGTTGTACCTGTGACATCTAACTCGTATTGAGGATTCGTGGTTTTAACACCAATTCGCTGGTTGTTTACATCTAAATACAGCAGATCTGTCTCAAACGCCAGATCTATTCCATTACGGATAAGATTTGACTTTAAGAGCGGACCGCTAATACGACCAAGTGCGCTCATCTGTACTCCTCAATACGGGGATCCTGTCCCTCTACCCAAATTTTCAGCTTGCGCTCTTTGCCGGATAACCACAGTTCGTCCTGCTCAGCATATCAAACATAGAATGATACTGGTCTGCGTTGCATTAATAGTATTTATCGATTATGTGAAAAAGGGGTATATTACCCAAATATTAGAGTGAATTCTAAGAGGAGATCATCAAATTCTTCAGCCGTAATTGCTGCGGCAACACCTGCGGAAGTTACATAAGTTGCACCGTCCCAAGTCTCTAACAAGTTAGAAGTAGTGTTCCATCTAGTATCACCGAGCTGTGGCGCAGGTGACGGCACTACAGTAGTTCCGTTTGGAACTACAACACCATAAGTTCCTGATATTTTTGCGTGACCAAAATTAGTATGTTTAACTATAAGATTATTGCCATTATCTTGTATAAAGTTACTGTTAAATGACAAATCGTCTAATACTAATTTTCCAGTACCGTTTGCTGCTAAATCTAAATTTGAATTAGAAACTGTTGTGCTAATAACATTGTTATCTAATAGTATATCATCAGTTTGTAACCCGTGTATTGTAAGACCTTCGCCTGTAACTTCCCCTACTAAACTTGAACTATCTAGTGGATTTGACGAACCGTTAACAATAAATCTAATAGTATTTGATGTAGGATCAGCAGTAATACTAGTTTGTCTATCTGCTGAGTAAACTCCGCCTAGTGAGATTGTACTAGTTGCTCCAGTAGCTTCAAATACGCTATCGCTGGTATTAAATCTAATATCGCCTATGTTTCCAGATGTAGTTAGTACTGCGCCACCTGAATTGTAAATGGTATCACTTGCACCAAATACTGTAGAAGCATTACCACCGTCTAGTATACTTGCGCTGTTTATTGCTGCCCCGCCATCTAAGAATGTATCTTGAGAAACAACTCGTTGTAGTGTAGTGCCTCTTGGAACTTGTAGTGACGCAGTTGAATTAACTATTAAATTTTCTGTTGGTGCTAGTGTAATACTAGATGCTGTACTGTCAATTGGTGTCCTAGTGCTAATACTGTCTTGTGTTATTTCTATATTTTGTAAGTAAACGCTTCCAGTACCAGCAGCCCTAAGTTCTAGATTACTGTTAGAATTTGTAGTAGTAATAGTGTTATCTTCAAATTGTACATCAGTACTAAGTTCAATTATTTCTAAGTCAACACTGTTGGCAACAGATATACTGTCAACATTAAAATTACGCACACTTAGATCATTTTGTATATCTACTGCTTCTTGTAATTTAACTAATCCAGTGCCGCTTGCACGTAAATCTAAATTAGAATTAGAAACCACAGTTTCAACTACATTTCCACTAATTTTAATATCACCAACCTGTAGAGGTCTTGAAAGCGTTAGTAGTCCTGCTGTTAGTGAACCTGTTAGTGCAACATTGCCTGTTTGTACACGATTGCCACTGTGCGTTAGTGTACCATTAATTGTAGTACCTTGTAAATTAGTATTACCGTTTACTGTTAGATTTTGTTCTAATGTTGTATTTTCTTGAACAACAACATTACTTGCACCTGTGTCTACTACATATCCTGATGCACCTGCTAGTGTAGGATCGCCTACGTCACCGTCTTGGAATATAGTTCTAATTGTTGTCAACGAAGGCTTACTAATAACAGGAGCAATATATGTATTGTGTAATGCATAGCCTAATGGGTTATTTGCTTGTATGCCGGATTGTGTACGCATATCGTCTGTCCATTCAGGACTAAGACTTCCACCATCCCATAGACTTGAGTATTCAAACATACCAAAGTTTAACAAAAACAAATATTCTTTAGCTGCTACTTCAAATGCATCTCCATCAGTCTTCCAAGCGTTTCCGCCATATCCTGATGAATCCCATTTGCCTGCATCGTATGCTTCTTCCATAGCCGCATATAATGGACCACTTGCCCAGTCTGCACTAATATATGGATACATCTTTAATGATACTGCGTCAAGACCGTGCATATGTAATGTATGAAATACGTGTTCAATTACTTCTTGTGCATCATTGTCGCCGTCTCCAGGGGCATCACCAGTTGAGTTTAGATACCAAACCATATCGTTGGCAACGTGACTATCAAATAGTGGTGACAAGTTATAAGAAGCAATACCTGCATCAGTTAAGAAGTTTGGTGTGTAATCAGCACCAGCACCTCTTGCTACTCGTTGTAACGTTGGGCCAACTGCTGCGTGATAAGTTCCTGCGTCACCACTTAGCGTTTTAATAAATGTACGCTGTGATGTTTCGTTAATGCCTGCACCATTTGGATCTGTAAACAATTCAAACATACGTGCTACCTTTTCAACAAAGGCATCAGGCACTGCTGTTTGGCCGCCGACAGTTCCTGCCGCCACAATTCTTACACCATTAACTGTAACTTCTCTACTAAAGAAATCGCTACCATCGCCAGTAAGATCAATAATTGCACCGTTGTTATATTCTGGATCTATTGCAGGTGCAGCTGAAGTATAGTTAGGAAAAATTCCCTCTAATTTAAGATTTGCTCCGTTTACTTCTACAGGCTGTCTACCGTACTTGTCGAATAACACTTTGTTTGATGCCCCTAATAAACTTGTAGTAAAAGCAGCATAATCTGTGTCTGATGCAGTATCGTACATTACTGGTTTAGCTTCGGCTAATAATTTTGTTTTTAGTTGTGCTGGTGTGCTGTTTGCATTTACTTGTAAATGAAGTGCAGCTACTCCTGCTACTTGTGGTGCAGCAAAACTTGTACCTGAATTGCTAACAATTTTAAATGTATCATCTATTGGACTATCTAGGGTTGTGTAAATATTTGTAGTGCTTGTTGCTCCTACAATGTTGGTTCCAGGTGCCCAAATATTTACTCTAGGACCTTTAGAACTACTACCTCTAGTTCTGTCTTTGTATACTCCGTTTTCATCAAACACAGTAGTATCTATATTTCCAACCATAAAACAATCATCACTGTGTGGACTAGAACCTCTAGCATAAAATAAAGTACTAGCACCAAATATTACAGTGTTATCATAATCATCACCGCCCGATACATCGCCTTTGTAATAATCATTTCCGGCAGCAATCGCAACATGTACTCCGGCTGCAATCAATTCGTCGACATCTGCATCTACTGATGCTATTCTTACAGGTATTCTACGAGTATCTCCTGCTACAGGAATAACAATACCAGTATTTTGCCATAAAGAAAGATCAGTTGTGTAGTCAACTCCCCATACCCAAGGTGATCCTTGGTATGTTCCGCTTGTTGGGTCACCAGTTACTGAGCTAGAATATCCCCAACTCATATTAACAACAGTTGGACGGCCATTTGTTTTAGCATTATGCCATTCTTTTATAACATCAAAACAATCGGCTACAGGAGTTCCTGATCCTGCATCTCCAGGACCTTCTAAACCTGCAATTTTCATAGAGTATAGATGTGCATCTTTAGCAAATCCGTATATATTTCCTGCTGTAATACTTGCACACAAAGTTCCGTGTCCGTCAAAATCTCTATTATAATTTGAACTCTGTGTCCCACTTACAACTGATTGTGCTGTATACCAGTCTATTGGTTTGACTCTGCTAATGCCATTGCTATCTATAAAATCAGGATGGTCTGGTTGTATACCGCTATCTTGAATAACTATGTCTACGCCCTTACCTGTGAGTGCATAAGGAAATGTATTATCTGCTGTTATTCCGCTTCCGTAACTATTAAGTTCCATTATACTTCTACGCAACCCCCAATTAATATAAGTGTTATTATCAAATGTTACAGGTTTTGTAAAATTACCTAATTGTGTTGAATTTAATCCTATTTGGATATCTGTTCGTTGGTCGGGAGGAATTTCAACAGCAAGCACCCTACTATCCGCTTCAAGAGCAGTTGCTTCTTCGTCTGTAAGCATAAAATGTGTTTGTCTTTTTGATCCAGGTCTTGGATTAGCTATATCGACACTCCTATTTGGAATAGGTCCGGCACCTGAACTTGCTGTAATTTCAGATTCTAATTCTACTAAATTTACACCTTTATGTACAACTACTGTGTATTCTTTTTCCATGTTAGACTATTCCTGAATCGTCTAATCTACGCCATGTTCCATTTATATATGCTTGGATTTTATTGTCTTGGGTGTTGTATATCATATCGCCGTTGACAGCCGATAACGCATCTCTCTGAGAGTTTGTATAACTAGGTAACCTAAATGGACCTCCACTAACAACAGTTCCATCTTGACTAGATAAATTTATTACAGTAGCACTATCTATTGTAGGCGTACCATTTGATGTAGATACAAAATTATTTGCATATGCAGTGTTACGTACACTTAAATCATTCTCTACAGTTAAGTCTGATGATGTAGTTACTGGAGGAGTTATTGTTATTCCACTACTATCGTCTGTATCAATAATACTATTACCTATTGTAAAATTGCCGTTAGAATCACCTGTAGCAGGATCCTGAAATGTAAATGCTCCGCTTCCGTCTGTAGTCAATACTTGACCATTAGTTCCATCTGCAATTCCTAAATCTGTTATTGCAGTAATATTTTGGAAAGGTGCTGTGGGTTGTACCCATTGATTGCTATCGCCATCTGCTACATAGACATAAAGTATACCATTTGTACTATTATACCAAATTGCACCACTAGCAGGATTATCAGGTGATGTATCACTTACACTAATACTTGCAGCTGAACCACCTGCGCCTGGATCAGCACTATTTAAAGTGTTACCCATACCCGCATGGTTCGTACAATAATAATGTAAAGTGGCAGGTGTAGCACTTGTAATTGTTATTTGTACGCTGCGTTGGGTACTTTTTGCAAATCCTGCTACATATTGTGCTTTTGTAACAATATCATTTTCTAATTTGTAAATTACATTTGTTAGATAAGTTGTACCAACTCCCAGTTCTCCGTTTACATCATCTGCTGAAAAACTTAAAGGATGCGGATTTGCAACACCACCTTGTGCATTAGGCCAAAATTCGTTTGTTTGATCGTTTTGATTAAAGACATATGTAAAACCTGTGACTAAATTTAGTTGGGGTTTATATTGGCCATCAATGTTATAAACATTTCCGTGATCGCCTTCTCCGTGATCACCTGATTGAACAGTAACAACATATTCAACTACACCTACACCAGAAGAAAGTATGTGTTCACTAATATTTTTATCAGTTAGTACACTATATCCACCTGCTAAATTACCAGAATATAATCTTAATGTATTAGACTGTTTATCAAAAAATACTTCGCCACTATTTCCAACGTTTCTATCAAGAAAGTCGTCGGGACGTGGTATAATTCTAATTCTGTCTACTATTGGTGCTTGGTTTGATGCCATATTATAAGTCCTTCACAATACTATTTATCGATATTGTGAAGGACAAAGTTCTTTAGTATGTATCACCGTTACCTTGGTCGTATTGGGGCGGCAATACTTTTTCACCTGCACTAGGCGAAGGGCCAAGGACAGTTATATCATCTTCATCGTTGTCTTCGTATATAGCGCAATCTGTCATTAGCAGTAATCCTGCAATACTTGCAGCATTCATAAGAGCTTTTTGTACAACAGTAATAGGATCAATAATACCGATATTAAACATATTTCCGTATTCGCCTGTAGATGCATCGTAACCAAATTCAGCATCACCTTTGTTTACTTCATTTGCAACAACATCGGGACTATCACCTGCATTTATAACAATTTGCCTTAACGGCTCTTGTAACGCTTTGAGAACAACTTGTATACCTGCATCCTGTTCTGAATTTGCACCTTTAAGATCTTTCACTTTGTTCATCGCACGTATTAATGCAACTCCGCCACCTGGTACAATACCATCTTTTAGAGCCGCTTTTGTAGCATGAAGAGCATCATCAATTCTGTCTTCTTTTTCGCGCAGTTCAATTTTTGTTGCTGATCCAACTCTAATAATACTCACAGCACCGGTTAGGTTACTAATACGTTTTTCTTGGCCTTTGTCAGTAAAAACGTCATCTCCTCTAGGAGCACCAATATAGTGTTTAATTTTTTCATCTATATATTTTGCAATAGTGTCTTTGTCGCCGTGGCCGCCAATAATAGTTACCTGACTATCGGTAATCTCTATTCTATTTGCTACTCCGCAATCTTCTAATTCGGCACTTTCTACTTTTCTACCTGTTTGATCAGAAATTACAGTTCCGCCTGTCAGTACAGCAATATCTTCGCAGTATTTTGTACGCATCTTGCCTTTCCAATCTGGTGGTTTAACCGCACAACATTGTATAGATCCGTTTAAGTTGTTTATTACCAATGTAGCAAGCACGTCTTGCTCTACTTCTTCGGCCATAATTAAAAATGGACGTTTAGTTTCTACTAGTTTTTCTAGTATAGGTAAAACATCATTCATATTTAAAATTGGTCTGTCACAAATTAAAATTAGCGGATTTTCTAAAATACATTTTTGTTTATCTGCATTAACAAATTGTGGAGATAGGTATCCGTGTTCGTATTGAAATCCGTTAACATTAACAAGCTCATCATAATAATTCATACCTGGCTCAACTGATACCAGTGCTTCGTGTGTTGCGTTGTCGCCGCCAAGAGCATCTGTAATTAGTTTACCTAACTTAGGATCATTGTTGGTTGCAATGGTTGCAACAGCTTCAGTTGATGCTCTATCTTTACAAACTTTTGCATCAGCTTTAAGTTCTTTCATCACTGCTTCTACAGCTATATCCATACCTCTTTTTAAATTAATGCCACTGATACCTGCTGTTAAAAATTTATTGCCCTCGTTGATCATTTTTTGGGCTAACAGTGTTGCTGTAGTTGTTCCATCACCAATATCTTGGAATGTTTGTGTAGCCGCCTGCTTAATCATACGAACACCAGTATCTTCAAGTTTGTCTTTTAACCAAATTTCTTTCGCAACAGTAACTCCATCCTTTGTTACATGAGGCGGACCAAACGTTCTTTGACAAATTACGTTTCTACCTTTAGGTCCAAGTGTTACCTTAACTGCATTTGCAAGTATGTTAACACCGTCGATTATCTTTTTACGTCCTGGTGCACCCTGAACAACTACTCTATGAATAATTTTAGACATTATCTTCTCCTTTTAATTTTCCAAGAACTTCGTGTTCTTCTAAAATTAAAAATTCTTCTTTGTTAATTTTAATTTGGTGTCCTGCGTAGCGCGGGTAAACAATCATGTCTCCTGCTTGTACAACCATATCTAATAACTTACCATCATCATTGATCTTACCTGGTCCTACACTAATAACTTCGCCTTTAGTGGGGCGTTCTTTAGTGTCATCAGAAAGAACAAGACCTGACTTTGTTTTATTTTCGTCTTCGACTTTTTTTACAAGAAGTCTATCTCGTATAGGTTCAAATACCTGCATCATCTTCTCCTTAGTAACGACATTGCATGGTATTTATAGTAGTAGTTTTTTACGAATGCTAAATTGTGGCTTATGACGGCTTAGTTGGCCAATCTGGATCCCAAGGAAATCTAGTTTGTGTAGTAAGATCACGTAACGCTGTTCTATATGCAGACCATTCTGCTCTTTTACTAGCAGTCATTGAAGCAGATACATCAGGTAACCCAGAAAAATCTGATTCTAGTAGTAGCTGGTTTCTAGTTGCTTTTACGTCTGCTTCTAGCTCAGCTTGAGTTTTTGGCTGTGTACGATAGCTATCAGTTCCGTGTGATAATTCACCGTAGTCACCATTATTTAATTTTGTGTAAAGCTCTCTTGAAAGTGGTTCATCTGAATCAGGCATTGCAAGGTATTCACAAAAGTTTTCACAGTCTTTAAATTTGATTCTGCACCAAACTTCTTCTACACCCATCACATAACATGCATCTTGAACAGCAACTACATCGCTTGCGGGGACATTTTTAATAGCCATTCCAACTCCTTAAATTACAATAGTATTTATACAAAATCTAAAATTCTTTATAGCCTAATCTAGGACGCTTGTCATATACCCATTCAGGATAAAAAGGTCCGTCTTTGTCTATATAATGGAAAAATCCTTGTATATGATAACTATTTATTCCTGCTACAAAAGGATCTCTCCAATGTTCGATATCAACACCTCTATATATTAAAATATCACCTGGTGACTGTTGTACTGGAATTCCTGGATTACCCGCACTTACAAAATCTCCCAGTACAGGTGTATTTACAGATTCTTTATCTACATACATACTCCAATGATAATCTTCTGATGTATCGTTATATTTAAAATCAAAACACACCGATGTGCTTATTTCGCAACTTTCTCTATCTTTATGCCTTTCAAGTTCCATTCCGGGCCTATATACTCTATAATAACTGTAAGTAGGAGCTAGTCTCAGTCCAGTATTTGATTCCATATAGGGTAGCAAGAAAAATTCTAATGTTTCCATTAGTGTATCACCGTACACGCTATGAGAAAATGGTACTTGGCCGTCTGCTTCTTCAGGTGCATCTAATTTATTTTCTTCTCTCATCAAACAGTATTTAGATACTAGATTGCATATATCTTTTGGTACGATTGATTTACAGTCAACATATAAATTTTGTTTAAAAAGCTCTGGATTTGTCATCTAAATGGATATCCTAAATTCCAACCCACTAAACTATATCTTGTACCTTTTGTGACTGGTGTTACTTGGTGGTAGACATGTGATGGAAATACTATAACACTGCCTTGTGGTCTAATTTCTGTACATTCATGGAATCTTTCATCGGCATGCGGTCCAAAGTCAAATTTTAAATTTCCTCCTTCGTATTCTTCAGGTTTATTTAAACTAATTGTCACACTTAGTTTTCTTATCTTACCAATTAAATTAGGATTTGAAGTTGCTAAATTATCTTCAGTCAAAGGATTACCAAATGTATCTAACATGGGAGTTCCGTTAGGATTAAGTTTCCAATTATCTTCTTCAGGTTTAAATTCACGATAGGGTTTTGAGCCCATATCAACATGCCATCCGTAAAATTGGCCTGGTCCATATTTTGTAAATTGAAATTCTTCGGTATAATCCCAATCAAAATTCCAACCTGCTTGTATGTTAGCTTCTTTAACAAAAGCCTGAACCATTTCAAACAAAGGTTCGTCGTTTAGCCATGTAATGTTTGAGTCTCTTACATATGCTTCAGAAGGATCTAATCCTTCTTGTTTTAATTCTTCTATAGATTTATCATTTACTGCTTTTTTGTAGCCTTCAGACCCTTTGTGTTGCCAACCACCTGTAGTGGCAATAGATACTTCTTTACCAAATTGATCTTCTTGTGCTTTCATTTTTGCAAGACCCTGTTGAATTATATGATCACAGAGGGATGGATCTATTGCTTTTTCAAAATACCAATAATCATAATCTAAAATCAACGGAAAACAGCTCCATGCACATGACCAACAATAAATTTCTTTTCTCCTTTAGTAATTTTATCAATACTATAAGGTATAAAAGAAGGAAAAATTAAAATTGATCCCTTTGTGTTAGTATTTACTTCGGTAGTGTCAATATTTAAAAAAGAAATATTTCCACCTTCGTATTCGTCTTCATCTGATAAATTTATTATCCAAGTAATTTTTCTTGTAGGTGCAAGAACATTCAAATCTATATGGGTTTTATAATAACATTCTTCAGTATATTTATAGACTTGGGGGAAATCTTGATCAATAATCCCTAATAGATCAAAATTGTAGATTTGATCGTTTGCAGATTTTGTTATATCTCTAATCTTAGTAAAAGGAAAATCTGCAACATCTCCTCTTAGCTTTTGCCTAAACCCTTTATGTAAATCTTCGTTACCCATAACTTTGATAGGCATCCAAAGTTCGTCAATAGTATTTTCACATATGGTTTTGACTTCCTCGTTGTCAAACAGTGGATTAAAGTTTATTGAAGTAATCTGTAAACTTGCTTCTTGGTCTGGCTTATCCGATTCGGTGCGTTCCATAGCTGGCTGTGTAAATCCGCTTGAATTTTCTGTGTTCATTTCTTTCCTCCAGGTAGCATACACATTTACTTATCTACGCACATTATTATTTAATATTTTTTTGATTCGTATTTCATAAGCTATGTGTCATTTATCGTTAAATATGTATATGATTTTACCAAAAGATACAACATATTCAGATGGACTACTGTCGGACCAGCACAAAGCAATTATTGAAAATGATGTTTTAGGTTATCATTTTCCTTGGTACTATGTATCTAAACAAACAACTTATATTCCACCTGAAAATACTCCCGAAAAAATAAAACAGGGATCATATGTAAATGGTCCTTTCTTAAGTCATGCACTTCTACGCAGAACTGAAGAAGAACATGTTAAACACACTGATAGACCAACTGATCATTTTAGTGAAGGGTATGCAGAATTCTTTTTTGAAATTTTTCATAATTGGATGAGCCAAAATAACAAATCTTATCATAATATTTTTAGAGCAAATGTAAATTGTAATTGGTATAATGGCGAAAATGCTATAACCGTGCCGCATGAAGATCATACTTGGCATCACTATAATTGGTTACTATATCTAACAGATAATCCAACAGCTCCTACGCTAGTATGGAACGAGGAAATAAATGATTGGAACGAATTACCTGCACAAAAATGGCAAGTATCACAATTTAAAGGTTGTTATCATGCCCATAAATATCCGTCATTACACGAAAGACGAGTAGTAGTAGTATTTACATATGCATAATTTAAATATTATTGATCAAACAATTATATTACACATGGAAAATGAAATTCCACAAGCAATGTGTGACAAAATTAGTAATCAAATTAAAATATATAAAGATCAAACACTGAATGCAGATATAAAAATGTTAAAAAATAGTCATTTTGGATGCTGGAGGGGGAAGCCGCATTTACACAATGGATTTGATGAGCAAACACAACAGTACCTTGTAAATAAAATTTTAGAAGTTTCAAACCAATACATGTCTGCTTTACCTAAACCTAATAACTTAAATATACAAGATGTAGAAATATCAACTCAGTGGAATGTAGATGCTTGGTTCAATATGAATGAAAAGGGTGCAGAAAATCGAGAACATGCTCACACATCTAGTGCAAACTTAGTAAGTGGAGTTTTTTACTTTCAAGGCACAGGAACTGGAGCGATTGAATTTATACCACAACATTATATGCATAGAACAACACATGTTTCTTGGCCTTATCATGGAACTTCATATTATGAACCTAAGGATGGAGATATACTATTATTTCCAAGTTATTTAATACACAAAGTACATAATAACCCTATTGATCGGAAAAGGATTAACATGGCTTTTAACTCCGGATTAGCGACAGAGGATTTTTAATGAAGATTGTAATTGTAGGAGGCGGCACAGCAGGATGGATCACGGCATTGATTGCTAGTGCAAGGCATCCTGATCACGAAATTACTGTTATTGAAAGTAGTAAAATAGGGGTAGTTGGTGTTGGTGAAAGCACTACTGGACACTTTACCGATGTACTAGTTAACTGGGCTACAAATTACGGATGTGATCAAAACGAATTTATTAAAGAAACTGGTGCAACTTTAAAATACGCTATTAAACACAAGGGGTGGACTAATGACGTTGATGATTATTATATAGGCCCTATTGATGGTACCACTACTGCTAGTGCTGTACCCGATTGTATGTTTAATTATGGTTTAGACAAACTACAAAGAAAAGAAATGTTAAATCTTTCTCGTTGTGGTTATTGGATTTACAACGAATTAAGTAATTTTAATAAATTTAAAAAAGAATTTATAGACAATCATCATGCATATCACATAGACGCACACCTTGCAGGGCAATATTTTAAAAAAGTTGCACTTCGTCGACTTAACACTAAACACATTGATACCGAAGTACTAGATGTAAAACTCAATGATAAGGGATTTGTGAAAAGTTTGGTGTTATCTAACCAACAAATATTAGACGGTGATTTTTTTATTGATTGTTCAGGATTTAATCGTGTGGTAATGAAACATCTTCCTAGTAAATGGGTAAGTTTCCAAGACAACTTGCCTCTAAACACAGGGTTGCCGTTTCATTTAAAATACAAAGAAGGCGAAGTTCCAGAACCATATACAACTGCCTGGGCACAAAAAGCAGGTTGGATGTGGCAGATACCTCTAATGGATCGAAAAGGATGCGGATATGTTTATTGCGATGCTTATACAACTCCTGACAAAGCCCAAGAAGAAATAGAAACAATACTAGGACAAGAAATAGATCCTATCAGAGTAATAAAATTTGATTCAGGGCGGCAAGAAAGTGCTTGGATTAAAAATTGTGTTACTATCGGACTTAGTAGTGCCTTTTTAGAACCGTTGGAAGCAACTAGTATTCATTCAACTATTGTACAAGCTAATAATTTATTCTTTGAATATGTAAAACCTACTATCGAACAAACTATAAATGAAGGAAGTATGGCAATATATAACAAACGAACAAGAAAATTATACGATGACATTAAAGATTTTCTAGTATTGCACTACATGGGTGGCCGAGACGACAGCGAATTTTGGAAATATATTAAAACCGGAGTAACTCAAACTGAGTTTGTAAAAGAATTATTAGAAATGGCAAAATATAGGACACCGACATTTAACGATTTCCCTCATTACCAAGGTAGTGCTGGTTGGCCGTTGTACAGTTATGTTATGGAAGGTATAAATGTTCTTAACAAAGATATTGCTAGTTCAGAAATAGATTTTAGCTTGCCAGAAGGTAATTTATATGAGCTAACACAACATAGTCATTATGAACTTAAAAATCATTGGGCAAATGAGACACAATATTGTTACTCTTATAAAGAGTTTATTGAATATTTTAGAGGATTACGAAATTTATGAACATAGTCATTGTTGGTGGGGGTACAAGTGGCTGGACGACTGCACTAATTTTAGCACACGAACACCCTAACCACACATTTACAGTAATTGAATCATCAAAATTTGGTATTATAGGTGTAGGTGAAAGTACTACAGGGTATTTTACAAACTTATTAGACGGAAGGTACGGACTGTCTTTAAAAGATTTCATGTTAAAGACAAATGCTACTCCAAAATATGCCATTCGGCACATAAATTGGGCTCCTGATGTTACAGATTACTATACTGCGCCCATTGACGGTAGTTATACTAGCGGATTAGACCAAGATCTGTTTTTCTATTGGGGTATGAACAACTTGCCTCGAAAAGATCTTGGAAAAATTAGTCGACTTGGTAATTTTATTGATAAAAAGTTTACATTATTTCATAAAACAGATCAAGATTTTATAGATTACAATTTTGCATTACATATAGACGGTATGAAAACTAGTGAATATTTAAAAAATCACTGTTTACAATTAAAAAATGTAAAATTAATAGATACAGAAGTTATTAATGTTAATTTTGACGATAAAGGTTTTATAAAATCTCTAAATTTGTCTAATCAAACAGATATTGGCGCAGATTTTTTTATAGATTGTAGTGGATTTAAAAAAATCTTAATAAATGAGTTAAAAGAAAATAATTGGATAAGTTATAAAGATCATTTACCAGTTAACACTGCAATACCGTTTTTTACACAATATAACGAACATGAATATCCCGAATTATATACAACTGCCTGGGCACAAAACAACGGATGGGTGTGGCGCGGTCCTCTTGCACACCGAAGAGGCAACGGATATGTATTCAGTGACAATTTTATAAGTATAGACGATGCTATAAAAGAAGTAGAAACAGTATACGGACATAGTATTGATCCTATAAAAGTTGTAAAGTTTGATGCAGGAAGGCTAAAACAATCTTGGATCAAAAATTGTTTTGCTAACGGATTAAGTTCGCAATTTTTAGAACCCATGGAAGCTACAGCAATACATCATACTGTAGTGCAAACACAGATCTTTAGTAAACAGTTTTTAAAAAATACAATTGAAGATACATGTAATGAATCTTCTCAAAAAATATATAATGAAACAAATGCTAAATCTGTAGATGATTATATGCATTTTTTAAACATGCATTATATGGGGGGAAGAACAGATACTGAATTTTGGAAATATGTTACTAATAATTCGGCAACAGAATATAATAAAACACTAATTGAAAGTTCTAAGTCAAGAATTCCAAGTAGATACGATTTCCCTACATATTACGGCAGTGGAGGCGGTCCGTTATATAGTCATGTTATGTATCAAATAGGCTTAATTAATCCAGAAATTGCAGTAAATGATTTAAGTAGAATACACACCCAAGATGATATTGAACATGCATTGTTAGACATGCAAGATGAATGGTATAATACTATGTCTTATTGTATGACTAGCGAAGAGTTTCACCAGTATAGATTTAAAAATTAAAACTTAGTGATATTCGACCATCACTTTCGTCATCTGTAACATTCTGTTCTACATAATGACTGACATGACTAGGAAAAAGCACAAGCATTCCTTCTACTGGAATAAACCAATGTGAATTATTTGTTTGTGGATTATCTACTATAGAATCGTTAGATGCGTAAATAGTTTGAATATTATGCATACGATCGTATTCGTTGGTACTACGATTAAAAACTATCCTACCACTATCTTTAGGAACTTTAACATAATACACTCCGCTAACAAGAGCATTTGCATGTATATGTTCTCTGTTGTATGTGTATTTTGGATTTAAATTATACCAATAACTAAAACTATCAATATCATGCGGAACTTGCCAACCATTTAATATAGTACCAACCGACGGTTTAATAAAATTATCAAATAATTTACCTGTTTCGTCAAAATCATAGGGCATTGGGTAAATATCATTAGTTTGAAAGCCTCCGGCATTGCTACGCTGTCGTCTAACATTAGGAACATTTTTATCTAAGTGATATACATGTTCACTTATCTTGGTGTTGTCTATATCTTCGACATAAGTAACATAAGCAGATGTAACAAACATTGGATGGTGTTCTAGATGTATATTGTTCATACAGATATTTATTGTTAACATTAAAAGGAAAATACTAAATTGAATAAGTTAGAGAAAATTTCAGTTGTAGGGGGCGGTACAGCAGGACTTGTTGCCGCCTTAATTTTAAAAACTCGTTTTCCTAGTAAAAAAATACAAATAATTCGTTCTGAAAAAATAGGAATTATTGGTGTGGGTGAGGGTAGCACCGAACACTGGAACGAATTTATGAATTATATAGGATTGACTTTTCAAGACATAATAAAAAACTGTGATGCAACATTTAAAAGCGGCATCATGTTCAAAAATTGGCACGACAAAGATTATTTACACAGCATAGGTCCTGAACATGAAATTATAAACGGCCAGTATAGAACATACTACGGTAAAGTAATTTCACATGATTGGTCAAACAAAGAACTAAATCCTTTAGGAACTTGGGAAAATACAGTCGACGAATGGCATTTAGATAACGACAGTCCCTACAATCAGTTTCATTTTAATACACAAAAACTTAATGATTATTTGCATATAATTGCAGAACAAAAAGGTATAAACATATTAGATGACGAAATAAAAGATGTTGTTTTATCTGATCAAGGCGATATCAGTTATATTGTAGGTGAAAAAACAAACTATGCTAGTGATTTTTTTATTGATTGCACTGGATTTAAACGGTTGTTAATTAATAAATTAGGAGCAAAGTGGAATAGTTACAGCAAATATTTAAAAATGAAATCTGCTATTGTATTTCCTACAGAACAAAAGCAAGAAATTGATCTTTGGACTACAGCGCGAGCAATGGATTATGGATGGATGTTTACTATTCCGGTTTGGGATCGTTGCGGCAATGGATATATTTTCGACAGTGATTATATAACTGCTGATCAAGCACAGCAAGAAGTAGAAGAATTGCTTGGTAAGAAAATAAATGTTGGTAAACATTTGAAGTTTGATCCGGGTGCATTAGATCGTGTATGGATAAACAACTGTTGTGCAATAGGGCTAAGTGCAAGTTTTGTAGAACCTTTAGAGGCGACTAGTATTGGCACTAGTATTAATCAAACATTTTTGCTTATGCACCGACTTCCCAACTATACCAAAAAGTCAATAGACGAATACAACAAACAAATAGAAATTGTGTTGCATAATATAAGAGATTTTGTTGCGTTGCATTATGTTACAAATAAAGGTCATAATGAATTTTGGAAAGATATAAAAAATGTACCATTACCGGGAGATTTATCTGATTGGTTAGCTCATTGGAAAAACAATTTGCCTATACTAGAAGATTTTATACATACTGGTAGCTATGCATTATTTAAAGATCCTCATTTCATACAAATTTTAGCAGGATTAGAATTATTTAATCGAGACGGTCTTCTCTCTGAATACAATATGTTGAGTGATGCAAATAGAAAACTTGCTGACGGCATTCGTGAAGAACGTAATGTATTAGGTATGAATAAAGTAATGATAGGACATAAAGACTTTTTACAAAGACTACGGGCTAAAGAATAGTACTTGATTTAGTCTAAATATTTTAAAAAAATCATCATTAGTAACACTCATTCCGTGTAAAAAATATTCAGCATCAAAAAGAATTGCTCTGTTAAACTTACCCTCAAGTGTTTTAATTATTTTGTATTTGCCTGCAGGACGCCATGGTTGATAATGTTCAGGTCCATCATAAACATCGTCTTCTAGTTGTTCGTACAAATTAGTTCCTTGACTTGTAGTAGGATTTAGATAAATTATTCCAATATATCCTTCAAAGTCAACATGAGGACACCAATAATTTTCTTTGTAATTATTAAAGTTTTTGTCAATAAATTTTGTACAATTTGTTGCTACAACACTCCTATGTGGAGGTAGACACCTTTGTCCACAAACTTTTGCTAATTCATCTGCGACCTTTTCTACATCATAATCAATAAAATTGTGTCTGTAATCTAAAAAATGTACACCGTTGTAACTAGGAATATCGTTTGCTTTGTGTAGATCTGGTTTTTCTATAGTCAGCAAATAAGAAACTAGCTCGTCAGGATTTTTATAAATTTCATCAACATAGTAAATCTTACTATCTTTAAAAACTTCTTCGGTAACTTTAAAATTGGGGTTTATTTCTAATTTATTAAGCATTCATTTAACTATAGTTTACAGCAATACTCATTCTTGGAGTTTTATTTTTACAAGGTTCTACCATATGACGAAGATAAGATCTAAAAATTAGTAATTTGCGTTCCTCTGCTTCGTATCCTATTCGTGTAAAACTTAAACTATTTCTAGATTTTATGTCTCTAATTTGTAACATATCTGGTTCTTTAGGGTCTTCGAAAATTAATTTACCTGATCCTGGTGGTGCTGCTACCCAATACACACAACTAAAAATTGCATTATTATGAGTATGAAACTCTTGAAATGTGCCTTCAGAATTAATATTAAGCCAGGCGCCCGACAGTTTTAGTTCAGAGCTTGATCCGTGCATTTCAGCAAAATTGTGTGCATGGGCTGTGATTTGATCTAATAATGGATGAAATATTTCATCGTTGGTTAAATCGAAAGTGTCATGAGTATTGTATGTGTCACCGTACCACTCTTTACCTCCATTAGCAACAGTCTTTTGTAGTTCTAAACCACGATTGTAAATTTTTGTATTTTCTTGTATAGATATAATTCCAGTGTCTTTGTATATTGCTACTGGAAACCACATTTCAACACTAGGATCCATTATCGCCTCTTTCATTACGTAATTTTTTTACTGTATCGTCTACGTCTGCCCAAACATTATACGAAACAGATAACCTATCTTTATCTGCTTTATTAATCTCTACGCTATGTTGTAGCCAAGATTCAAACATTATCATTTCGCCTACTTTGGGGACATATTCAATATAATCATAATTATACTGATTTTCTTCTTTTCTTATCCTATCAAAAAAGACATCAGATGCACGTCTTGGTTCTAAAGGATTATGAAATTTTAAGTTTCCAGAATTTTCAGGAACTTCTAAATAAAACACTCCGCTAACTATTGCTCCATAATGATCGTGTCTGTTAAACAAAGAACCAGGCTGGTTTATTTGTAACCAACTAGTAATTTCAACATAACAATCAGGTCTAAATCCCCTTAATTCTAAAAATCCCCTCACATGTTTATTAATTTCCTCTAATATAGGAATAGCATTTATTGTGCCTAAAAAGTTTTTATTATCATGGTAGTATGTAGTAAGCAATTTATTTTTTTCTTGTGTGCTTTCTGGCATTTTTTCTTTAATGTAAGTACATACTTTTTTGTGTGCATCATCTAATGCAGATTTATCTAAATCTAGTGTAACTATAGGAATTGGAAATGCATGATCTATTCTCATTTTGCCTCCGTATTAATATTAATAATTACACGTCTTTTACTTTTTATAGGGTTACTTGCTGTATGATATCGCAGTCCGTTAATAACAAGAAGTCGATTTGCTTTTGGTGATACTCTATCTTTAACCGTAAACGTATCATAACTTATCCCTAAATTAGGGCCAGAGGGTACTGGAGTAAATTTTTCTTCAAATATTCTTGTATCGCCGTCACAATCATTAAGATAATAAATTAAACTAAGATGAGGTATAAAATAATCAACATGGGGTAAGTTATAATTTTCTTCAGTGTATCCTATTTTTGGATGCTTTATACTAGCTCTTGATCGGATTATATCATTGTAGGTTACACCAAATTTAATTTGTATTTGTTTATTAAAGTCTTCCATTACTTTGTGCGTAACAGCTTCTAATCCGTTATCTCTATCATAAAACAAATGTGCATATCCGTCTGTTTCTATTGCTTCAGGATTTTTAATATTGTTATCTATAGGATCTAATGAAACATGCTCTGTGTAAAACCAAGGAAAATCTTGAGACAGTAGATAGCTAGACAGTTTCGTAAACTGATCATTAGGTAAAAAATTATCTATAACTTCAAATTCTATCATTTTTTACTCTACATTAAAATTTATAATGCATCTCAAATTATCTTTAGGCTGTTCTGCTGTATGATAGTACTTACCATCAAAAATTACAGCTCTACCTTGTTTTGGTGTGACTCGCATTACAACATCATCAATTTTATCTAAATAATGTTCATTATGTTCGTCATATGTTTTATTTGTTATAATAGTATCGCCATCAGAATCTAAAACATAATATAGCACAACCAAATGTTTATAATCTAAATCTATATGCAAGCGATCAACTTGTTTATCGTGAAATGTTTTGCTTAGAGGATATTGTAAAAAACTTCTAGCTTGTATTACTGTGGTTGCAGGATAGTTTACTGCATTTGCTCCTGCTATTGCAATTGGCTCAACTAAATCAAAATATTGAGAATAATTTCCCCGCTCCCAACAAAAATTATGCATCATTGCTGGAGCAACAATGCCAACATCTGCCGATGTTACATCCGGCACAAAAGACCAAGGAAACTTATAAGAATTTTTATTTTCAATATCTAAGAAATTTTCTTTTATTTCTTCTTGATACGGTTTTGATATCAGATCGTCAACTATAAGCATAGCAATATTTATAAGTACATTAAACAAAGGATACAATATATGAAAGTCAACACACTTACTATTGTAGGCGGCGGTACTGCTGGATGGCTTACAGCTGCATATCTTAGCCATAGACAACCACATATTAACATTACTGTAGTTGACAAAGAAGTACCAGAACCTATTGGTGTTGGAGAGGCTACGCTTTTAACTTTTAGACCGTTTCTTGAGGAAGCAGGATTTCCTATAGAAGATTGGTTTTTAGAAATAAAAAGTGCTTATAAGTCAGGTATACTTTTTACGAATTGGCAAAAACCTGGTGAAGATATTTGGCACCCTTTTTATAAAGGCAATGATAGAATTTTAAAAAACTGGAATCTTTATGATCTATATACAAATGTGCAGGATTTAGATTTTAAAAAATATTGTACAGCGTTTTATGAAAATAGCATGAAAAATAGTGTAGACATGACAGAATTAGAACGCTATGCTGTACACATTGATTGTGGTAAACTTGTGTCTTATGTAAGGAAAAAATTAGAAAACAAAGTTACTATTATAAACAGTGATGTAATCGATATTGATTATAATCAAAATGAAGGTATAGACTGTTTACATTTACAAAACAGCGACATAATTAAAAGCGATTTGTATATCGACTGCACTGGGTTTAAACAAGTTTTACGAAAAAATTGTAAACGTGTAAATTTGGACAAACGTTTATTTGTTAACACTGCTATTGCAGGGCATGTTCCGTACAATGATAGGGAAAATGAACTAACCCCGTATGTCAAATGCGATGCTGTAGATCATGGATGGGTTTGGAAAATACCTGTACAAGATAGAATTGGTACTGGTATGCTATTCAACAGGAACATAACTGATATAGATGATGCTAAAAATTATTTTGTAGATTATTGGGATAATAGAATAGATAAAGATAATTTAAAAGTAATAAATTGGGATCCTTATTATAACGAAGATCAGTGGCACGATAACATTGTAAGTATAGGACTTAGCGCAGGGTTTATTGAACCTTTAGAAAGTTCAGGTGTAGCACTAATGACCTATGCAGTTGGTCAGTTAAACGGAATATTAAACGAAAATCACTATACAAAAAACGAAGTTGATTATTTTAACATACAAATGAAAATTGTATTTGAAAATTGTGTTAACTTCGTTGCAATGCATTATGCAGATAATATTAGGACTACACCTTTTTGGAATTATGTAAACGACCTTTTTGTCCCCAGTGATGAGATGTTAAGTTATATCGAAGACTTTAAAAATCCCAATATACAACTACCTACTACAGTTAAATATAACACAATGTTTGGTGGCCCTAATTGGACAATATTCCTTATTCAACTAGGATATAAGTTAACAGAAAAAAATATTGGTATAGATAAGGAAACAGCAAAAAACATAATAATAAAGAATTATGTTGAATTTGAAAAATTTAGATATTTAGACGGACATCATCATAGCACAGAATTAGATAGATTAAGAGAAATAAAAAAACATGGCATTAATTAATTGGTCGTTTATAACCAGCAGTGAATGGGATATAGACCATCCTGCGTGTTTAATTGATTTGTTAGATAATTCGCAAGATGTTTTAGTTCCTCTACAAAAAACTTATATTAGCGAACGTAAAGGAAATATTGTTTTAAAGTGTCCAGCACATACAGACTTCATAAAGAATATGTTTGTGTTTCATGCTCCATACGATCTTACTATTGAAATAGATGTAAATGAAAAAACTGGTGATGTAAAAATTACATGTCCTAATCTTAATCAAGAACAATTTAATTGTTTAATTGACACCAGATTTTTGTTTGATAGTCAACGTGGAAAGAATGTATATCCTATGATAGGTATTGATTGGTTAAATATTTTCCAAACATCAGACAGTATGCAAATGCAAATGCTACCTGCATTTTTGCACTACAACGATTTTACAGACAAAACAACATTATATCCTGGCGAGTTTGACATTGCAAAATGGACAAGACCTGCTGAAATTGTATTTGAATGTAAAAAAATAAAAGATAAAATTAAAATCAAAAAAGGCGATGCTATTGCATATTTTAAATTTTACAGTGATAATATTGTAAAACTACAACAACAAAAGTGTCCATGGGAAGATATAAAATTATGCAATAATATACGTAACGAACATACATTTAGACCATTAAACGAAAGATATAAAAGTCTAGCAAAATTAAAAGGATGTCCCTATGAGCAGTGATATACAAGATATTATTATAGTGGGAGGAGGTAGTGCCGGATGGATGACTGCCGCTACAATAGCATCTCAGATTAACAATGTTAATATTACTGTAGTAGAAAGTCCTAATATACCTACAGTGGGAGTTGGCGAAAGTACAGTAGGAGGAATACGTGCTTGGTTAAGGATGGTAGGAATACACGATAAAGATTTTGTAAAAGAAACAGATGCAAGTTACAAACTTGCTATAAAATTTAATAACTTTCATAAACATGACAGCGGGTCTTGGTATTATCCCTTTGGACAGCCGTTATTTGATAATTGTATGCACCAAAGAGATGATTGGTTTATTAAAAAAACTTTATATCCAGAAACGCCTTCAGATGATTACGTAGATTGTTACTATCCTCAAATGTCATTAGTAAAAGAAAATAAAATGCTTGTTGATCATCCTGATTTAAAAGGATTTGATTTTTATAATGATACTGCTTTTCATTTTGATGCTGCTAAATTAGGTATATGGCTTAGAGATAAATTTTGTAAAAACTTAGGAGTAAAATATGTAAATGGGGAAGTTGTTACTTGTAATAAATCAGATATAGGCATTGATAGCATAGTATTAGACAATGGCGATAAAATATTTGGAGATTTATTTATAGACTGTACAGGCTTCAATAGTTTATTACTAGGTAAAGCGATGAAAGTTCCTTTTAAAAGTTATGAACATATTTTACCAAATAATAGAGCATGGGCAACAAGAGTAGATTACACTGATAAGGAAAAACAACTAGATAGTGTAACAGACTGTAGTGCATTAGAAAATGGTTGGGTCTGGAATATTCCTTTATGGTCAAGGATTGGTACTGGGTATGTTTATAGCGATAATTATATAAATCCCAAACAAGCAAAAATTGATTTTATAACACATCTTAACAGTAAAGGATATGATACATCTAATTGCACTTTTAAAGATATTGAGATGAGAGTAGGCATACATGAAAAACTTTGGGTTAAGAATGTTGTAGCTATAGGATTAAGTGCAGGATTTATTGAGCCTTTAGAAAGTACAGGCTTACTTACTACCCACGATTTTGCAACAAATTTAGTAAGAATGTTAGTAAGATCTAACAGCATTAGTCAATGGGATAGAGACGAATTTAATCTTGTATGCGACGATACATTTAACTATTGGGCAAATTTCGTAAGTATGCACTATGCATTAAGTCATAGAAATGACAGTAAATATTGGAAAGATATTACACAAAAGAGCTATACCAATCTTATGCCAGCGTTAAATAATTTACAAACACAAGGACTATATTATCAAAGCATTTACCAAAAAAACTTTGTTGATTTCCTACAAGACGATGACGGAGTAAACTGTTTGGCGGCAGGTATGAATTGGAATGCAAACGATGTTACTGTGTTGAACAAAATATTCCCTAAACACATAGATAAAAAATCCGAGTTTAAAGATATGATAGACAACTTAGATCAACGCAAAGAAAAATGGAACAATGCAATTAAACATGTTCCATCTTTGTATGCGTTCTTAAAAGAAAACTTTTATAACGATTAATATCTAACTATAACAACACCGTTACCGCCTGGATATCCCCATTGTCCGCCACCGCCACCGCTGCCGGTGTGTGATCCGCCTGAGCCGCCACGTGCTGTTGGAAATCCATCTTGGCCGTTATTAAGACTTTGTCCGCCACCTTGGCCAATCTTTCTTGGTCCACCATAAGGTCCGCTGTGATGGAAACTACCTCCACCTCCACCGCCAATGCCTCCAGCATTGCCATTAACATTCCAACCTAGGTGTCCACCACCTGCTCCGCCAGCACCAAAATATAATGTTCCACCAAGCAAGTCTGTAGCACGGCCTGCTCCGCCCGAAATTTGATTTCCACGAAAACTTCCTCTATAGTTTTGACGACCGTCAGGTGCACTTGCGCCGCCGCCGCCGGCTCCACCACCACCGCCACCTAAGTGAGCGTTTTCACTATTAGCATTAAATCTAACACCAGATCCACCTGGATAACCTTGACCGTCTGTATCCCTGCCACCTAAGTGTCTACGCCTACTTCCATCGTCTCTAGAATTACTGCCGCCACCGCCTGATCCACCTGTACGTCCAGACGAGTGTCCATTATCATAACCCTGTGGCGAACCGTTACGCCAAGAGCCACCTCCGCCACCGCCTTGAGCAGTTATAGTTGAAAATACACTATTACCTCCGTTTTGGCCTGCAATCGTAGGTGATCCTCCTGCGCCGTTTCCTCCACGGCCTTCTGCACCTACTGTAACATTATAACCACTGCCTGCGCTTACTGGAAATGATCTGTTAAAGATAACTCCACCACCGCCGCCACCGCCGGACCAATCATAACCACTAGCACCACCGCCACCTACTACCATTACTTGTACATTACCTGTAAAAGATGGTGTAAATGTATGGTTTCCTGTGGTAGTAAATATATGCACAATACCGTGATCAGTATAGTTAATAGTTTGTCCGCCTGTACCTACAATACCTTGACTGTATCCTGTCACAGGTCTCCAATTTGATCCATCATAAAACTCTAATGCATTTAAACTACCAGTAGTGTTAAATCTAAGTTTTGCAGAACCTGTTGTAGCTGATAAATTTTGATCCGGAAGTTCAACTGCATTTGTTGTACCTATTGTTGTATTTTTTAAATCTGCCATATTAGTACCTTACTATCACTATTCCAGTGCCTCCAATTTTAGCTGAGCCATATGCTCCGCCTGATCCGCTACCTGTGTTTGCACCTGCTGTGCCACCTTCATAACCGCTTGAATTAACTCCACCACCGTTGTTGTAAGCATAGCCGCCGCCAGTACTGCTTTTACCTCCTGGAGGTCTTCTTGGCTGTCCGTGGTTCATAGTACCACCTCCGCCTCCACCAATACCACCCGACGAACCGTGTGTTTCATTTCCTACATGGCATGCTCCGCCACCACCACCTGCCCAATAAAGCGTGTATCCTAGTATATCATTTGCTGCGCCTGGGCCACCTGATCCATTACGTCCTTCGTGACAATCATCTTCTGAACTCCATCCAGGTCCACCAGCGCCACCTCCGCCGCCGGCTTTGTGTGAATCTTCACCTTGTCTGTTAAATCTTATGCCTGAGCCTCCAGGAAAGCCTTCGCCAGTTACTCCACGACCGCCCATGTTGGTGTTACGACTATTGTTTGGTCCAGTGTGTCCGTTTGATCCGTTTCCGTTAGAACCAGTACAACCTCCGCCTCCTGAGCCACCTGCTCGAGCTGCGTTGCCGTCCCATGATCCTCCTCCTCCACCGCCATCAGCAGTAAGTGATCCAAATACACTGTTTCCACCTTGGAAACCTGGAGGTGATCTTCCGTAGTTATTAGCAGGTCCTCCAGTACCAACAGTGACGTTTATTCCGCTTCCGTTTGATACCGGATATGCTCTGTTGAAAATCATTCCGCCAGCACCTCCGCCACCACCTAAGTGTCCGCCGCCAGATGCGCCTCCACCTACTACTAGAACTTCTACTGTTCCACTAAATGCAGGTGTAAATGTATGGTTTCCTGTGGTTGTAAATATGTGTAAAACGCCACCGTGTTTTCCGGAATGACTTGCGTTGTATAGTATACTTTGTCCACCTGAGCCAATACTTCCTTTTGAAACTCCAGTGATTGGTCGCCAGCCACCGCTATCGTAAAATTCCATTAAGTTATTAGAATTGTTTAAACGTATCATTCCAGATGCAGGCGACGGTCTTTGAGCTGTATTACCCACTGGAAGTGTTAAAAATCCTGTGTCATTAATTATTGTATTTTTTAAATCTGCCATATTAGTACCTCACTACAACTATACCAGAGCCACCACCGCCATGACCTGATCCGCCATGTGCGCCACCACCGCCAGTATTAGCTGCTCCATCGCCTCCATATCTTGCATGACCGTCATTGTTAGTTGCATTTTGCCCTTTGTTTAAACTTTGTCCGCCACCACGTCCGTTACCAACAGTTGGATATCTAGGAACATAGTGTGCAGCTCCTCCTCCTCCGCCGCCAACGCCGCCGTTGCCACCGCCACCATCACAGATGTGTGGTCCGCTTGCGCCACCGCCACCCCAATAAAGGGTATCGCCTAATATGTCTGATGCTGCACCTGGACCCCCGTGTGTCGGTTGACCTTGTGCTTCGTCTTGGCTGTCTAGTCCTGGTCCGCCAGCACCTCCACCACCTCCGCCATTGTGAGTATTTGTTCCGTCATCATGGAATCTTACACCGCTTCCTCCTGGAAAGCCTTGTCCTGTAACTCCTAAGCCGCCTGGCTCTCTGCGTCTACTTCCGTCTGCACTAGAGTTTCCTCCACCTCCGCCGGATCCGCCGGGAGCAGCATCACCGCCGGACCACCAGCCGCCGTAGCCGCCACCATTTGCTGTGATGGTTGAAAATACACTATTGCCACCATTACTACGTGAACCACGGCCTGCGCCGCCGCCTACAGTTATGCCATATCCTGAACCTGCGCTTACAGGGAATGATCTGTTAAAAATCATTCCGCCACCGCCGCCGCCACCAGTCCAGCCGCCGCCAGTTCCGCCACCGCCACCTACTACTAATACTTGTACGTATCCTGAGTGAGCAGGAGTAAATGTGTGGTTGCCTGTGGTGGTAAACATATGAACAATACTATTTCCTTTTTTTAGTATACTTTGTCCACCTGAGCCAATATTACCTTGTGAAAATCCTGTTACAGGTCTCCAATTTGATCCATCATAAAACTCTAACAAACTTATAGTGGTATTGTATCTTATCATACCATTTACTGGAGCGCCTGGTCTTTGGGCAGTTGTTCCTGTTGCTAGTGTAAGTTCATCAAACGATGTTTGGAGATTAAACTGTGCCATTTATTTTCCTTTTAAGCTATCTACTTCAGTCTTTAGTGCCTTCACTGCTTCAATTAAATATGCACTTAACCTAGAATAGTATATAGATTCTGTGTTTCCTTTTGCGTCTTTCTTTACAACATTTGGTATTACTTCGTTAACTTCTTCTGCAATTAACCCAACTTCGTTGTATGAACTTCCGTCTTTACGATCGTATACTTTTCCAGTAAGTTTTAATATTGCATCAAGTGCGTCTTCGATAGGAGTTATATTTTCTTTTAACACAATACTTGATGTTTCAGTAATTGATCCTGCACTCATATTGTTTGTAAACGATGCACTGCCGCCACTTACCTGTCCTGAAACTGTAAAATTACCTGTACTTGGTTGGAATGTTAGCTTAGAACTTGATGTGTTTAAAACAGTTGTTTCGCCGCTAGTAGCACTTAGTATAGCAGGATAGTATGTTGCTGTAGCAGCTACTTGATCAGTAATGTCTAGAGCCGGGCTTGTCCAACTTAGTACACCACTACCGTCAGTTTGTAGTACGTAACCAGCTGATTGGCCTGTTGCTGGCATTGTATAAACTACACTTGTAGATATAGATGATTCTGCCTGAAAGCCTACATAATGTGTACTATCTGCATCACCTAGTCTTAAATCCGCTTGGCCTTGCAACTGTAAATGTGAATTCACTTTTACTATACCAGTTCCGCTTGGAGACAAAGTAATATCTTGGTTAGTAACAACACCAGAAACGTTATTTTGGAAAGCTGATAACTGTCCTAATATTGGTCCGCCTACTATACCTGTTGTTATTCTACGCATTATTTGCTCCTTACGCTGTCGCTGTTTCTATACCATACACCATGACAGTTACATCTGTACTGTTTACGTATGCTACAACTTTTTTTGTTGCATCTAAAACAATACCGCTACGCTCAAGTGTACCGTTTGCAACTATTTCTGTATCGTATTCTATCCATTCAGCATCAGTTGGTGTATCACTTGCTGCTAGTGCAATACGTACATCACGTGTACTTCCTGCTCTATTTGTAACATTAATAGATACAATAGCAAAATTGTCAGCTGGTACAGTATAGATTGTGGTGTTTGTGGTTGCCGGCATATCTGCCGGTGTACCTAATATTCCTGTTGCCATTTCTTTTTTCTCCTATCTTAAAAAGTAATTATAAGCCAGTGGTAAACCTAATACACTTTTTGTAAAGTTTACATTTGCTTTTATATTTATCGTTGCGCCACTTACCGTAGTAATTTGTGTACTATTAATAAAGATGTCGCCAGCTGTTACACTGTTAACTACTAGTGATGCACCACCACCACCAATTTGTGCCTCAATATATGATTTAATTGCACGTTGCGTAGGTACAATATTATCACTGTTTGCAGTAAAGAAAGGATCTGTACTAAATTCTGTAACACTTGCAGAGTTTCCGCCTAGTGTAACTTCACCTAGTGATAATTCTTGAAGTCCTGCAATGTTAAATGCATCTGCATTCAATGTCGCAACACCTGTTGCCTGTTCAATACTAAACAAATCGCCCACTCTAAAGTTACCATCTTGGTCAGTACTTGTAAAGAATACCCTACCACCGTTCGATGCTACTGTTTCATTTAACTGCGATGGAGTATTAACTGGATCTCCGTAAACATTATTCGGATAATTTGTATCGTCAAAGTTTCCTGTACCAATATCTAAGAAGTCGTGTCCTGTTAGACGTACCTGACTAAATCTAATACGCATAGTAACACCGTCACCGTTAGGTACAGCATCTTCAATTTCCATATTAGGTGATAATTGTAAGAATGCAGTATAAGAACCGTCTTTTGTACCAACTCTACTAACTACGTTAACAAGTTTAAATACAGTCCCCGGTAAGCTATCAAACACAACGTTTGAACCATTTACAGGAACAGCTGATAGTTGTCTAACTGCAACAAATTGTCCGTCTTGTAGGAAATCAGCAAAACCATTGCTGTTGTCTGTGTTTATTTCACCACTAGCTGATATGAAACCATTACCTCTAGCAATAAATGTTGGCTGTCCTAATATACCGTTGTTTAATCTAACAGTAAATAATGCCTCGTTAATATTGTTTGGATCAGTTATAGTCATTGTAGGTGCAGTGCTTCCATAACCTGATCCTGGCTCTGTAATTCTTGCTGCGAATATTTTTTGGTTTGCAACACTAGCTCTAGCTTTTGTAGTACAGCCTATGTTAAAGTTACCAACTGCTGTAGTTGTTCCTGTTTGTATAGCTACAAATTTTGGATCACTATTATTATTTCCAAATCCAACTGCATTTAGTCCACCTGTATATGTTGCACCTGTAATTGCATAAGGAGTAGGCCAGTATACACCATCTTCGCTATATGATAGCTCGTTAGTGTCAGTTGTTGTAACAACAAATACACCTTGTCCGTAAGCAATACGTTTTGGTGTTGCTGTGTTAGAGCCGCCTGTTGTAATGGCTTGTTGTGTCCAAGTTGCTCCTGCATCTAAACTAAATGCACCATTTCTTGTGTCAGTTGCAATAGCAAAGAATCTACCTTTACCGTATGTTATATCTTCCCAATCATCTGCTGCAGGGAGACCTGATGCAACTTCAGTCCAAGTAACACCGTCTGTTGAGTATGCAACATTTTGTGCTGCACGTTTTACAGCAACGAACTTTCCTTGCCCGTAAGCTACGGAACTAAATCCTGTGCTAGGTAAAGCGTTTGAAGTTGTTGTCCAGGAAGCGCCACCATCATCTGAGTATGAAACATCTCTGTCGCCATCACCAATAATTATGAATCTACCAGTATTTGAATTAATCTGTCCAAATGCTGTATCAGCATATGTTGCCGCTGTAAGCGAAGGTTGTGATCCAGGTGCAGTCCAACTTGTACCATTTAAACTATAGTTTACAACTGTTGCTCCGCCTGTAATCCCAACTGCTATTGCATAACTTTGTTTGAATGTAGTTGAACCATCATCTATCAAACCGTTGCTTACACGTTTATAATCTGCACTAGTTGCCAATGTTGAACTTGTCCAAGTAGCACCGTCTATTGATGTTTGTGCTCCTGTTCCGCCATCTGGTAGTGCAACATATACACCTTTTTGTCCTGTTCCATCAATGTCAAATTCTTCAATAGCACCGGTCGAACTATTCACTGTTGTAATTGTTATTGTTATATCGTTAGTTGTAGTTGCTCCGCCTACACTAGTTCCAGGTATTGTAACAGTATCTAATCTAGTGTAGCCTGTTCCGCCTGAATTTAATGATACGTAATATTTTGAACCATTTCTAACAACATCAAATGTAGCATTTACCCCGTCACTTTGTGTTGTAACACTTTGATTATTATATTGTGCAGATGTTTCAACAAATTTTACATCGTTCCAAACATCACTAGTAATAGTGTGTGTAGTGTCTGTTCTAGATGGCCCAGTAAATGACAATCTAGGTTCAATCAAGTAAATTGATGAACTATTAGGAGATACAAATGTTGTTCCTGGAACAACGTGATCCCAACCTGCTGTACCATCTGATTCTTTTACAACAGTTGCAACTTTAGATCCTGAATTGTATGTATCTACAATACCAAACAATCCAACTCCTGCACCTGAAGTAATATAAAGTTTCATGCCTATGTATGCACTACTTGCACTACCGTCAGTAGCTGCTATTGTTAAGCTAGTTGAATCACCAGTCTGTGCAGTGTTTGTAACTTGTAAATACCCACTACCACCTGCTGTTGCATCTGGATTTCCTGTAGAATCATCTACTTCAATAATTCTTACTTGATTGACACCTTGATCTCTAAATTCATCTTGTACTAGAGTTTCACTGTCACCTACACCAAATATATCTATTTGTGCTTCGGTATAATCATTTCCTGCATGTGAATATTCTAATTGTAGTATTTCATTTGCAGCATCTGTAAACACATTAGCAATGACTGCTCTATATTGTTTCTCGTTGTCAACTATTGCTGTAACTGGAGTTTCTTCAGCATCTACTCCTTCTGCAACTGATCCAAATTTACCATATGAGTTGTTTCCGTTTGTAGCTCTCATACGTCCGCCTGCCTCACACAAATAACCTACATGTGAGTAATATGTAAACACCGAAACAAGTTCGCCTCTACCGTTGTTTGTAATCCATGCACCTATACCATCTGATATAACTTGTGTAAAGTCGTTGCTAACAATCGAATCGTTGCCGCCGTTATGTAATGCGCCATCAATTTTTTGACCAACTGCTGCATAACCAAATGTTGTACAGTTTTGTACATACGGTGAACGTGCTGTAATCCAGACTCTTGTATCGTCTGGTCCCCAACCTGGATCCAACGATGCATAAGCACCCGCTGTTGGTCGGCTTGTGCCATAAGTATTTGCAGGTCCAAGATCTCCCTGTAGGCCTTCCAATGTTTGCAATCTCAAACCAGTTCCGTTACGTAGGTAATAGAAATCTTCTTCTTGTGATCCGATTACACTATTAACATAATACCTTGCTCCAAGATTTGTTCTATACATGCCTGGTAAGTAAAGTGATACGTCAAAGCCAAATTTATTATAAGTCCTAAATTGTTCTTGTGGCCAAGTCATATCCCATTTGATTGCATCAATATGTTCTCTTACATCACGTTGACATAAAGCACGATTATAATTATAAACTTTCTCAACCTGGAATCCTTGACCCCAATTTGTAGTTGAGTATAGTGTGCCGTACTGTGTTTCGCTTATACTAAAGTTTGTAGAACTATAAATATGCTTTACGTAGTATGTTTGATCTTCAACTAAATTAGCATTTTCTACAGAATCAGAACTGTCATCTCCTGCTGTAAATTTAATTGGCATGCCTTCAAACATCCAACTTGTGTCGCTGATAATAAATTGTCCGTCTACAACCGGAGGTCCAAGCTCTTCGGTCATTACCATACCTAGTACAGTATCTTTAAACTTGTTATCTACAAATGCTAGTGCTTCATCTACTATAAATTCTTTGTTTAGCTCTAATTGCCTTATGGCATTATAAGCCTCTATGTCAGTTGTCTGGTTTATGCTTCCTTCGTTACTACCACTAAAGATAATGTCTTGTATCCAATCCCATCCATCGTTTATTCCGGCTACTGCTGTTGCATTTCCTGCTACTGCTGCGACTAATTGTGTACGAACATATTCGTTAGCCGCTAGTGTCGCATCTTTTTGTAATCCTAATACTTTTTTGCTAGGAGCTCTCAAATAACTTAAACCAGCATTAATACTAGCAAAATTTGTTCCTAGCATAAAATCATATCGTGCTGCATCTATAAGCAAACCGATATCTCTTGAACACTTAGCTTGATTATAATTAAATGTTGTATTATAAGTTGTATTAATAAACTGTATTGTACTTGTAATTACATCTTGTTTATCGCTTAAAATATTTGAATGTGCCACTTCGTATTCTGCATCTGCCCATGTAATACTAGGATAGACAGGAGCAGGCAAACTGTTTAAATTACCAGCAGTGATTGCCGCAGTAATAATATCAATTTTTGCATCCAGTTCTGTTTCTTCTGTTGCAGTTGCAGGAGTACCGGGTGTTGTTTGAAGCTCTGTATGTCCGCTTTGAGCTGTTACACTTACTTCTTTTACAATGTCTCCGATAATACTTTTTGCATGGTTGTATGCAGCAACAGTTTCTGTTTCTTGACCGTAAACTTGAGTATTACCGTCAACAAAATAACTTTCTGCAATTCTTGTAGTGGCTTGTGTTCCGCCATATAATATATCATAACACAAAGCATCAACAATGTAACCAACATCACGTTTACACTTGCCTTCATTGTATACTAATGATCCGTAGGTATTATTAACATATGCTACTGTATCTTCTTGTATAAAAGTTCTGTTTGCAATAAGATTATCTTTTGCATCAACTCTATTTTGATCTACGCCAGTAGGGCTTGGAAAACTTAATGCATTTTCTGCATCAAGGCCATTGTTTATCATGTCAACAATTTCATCATAAGCTGTTTGTATTCTTGTACTTGCATTGCTTGAACCTACTGCTGATGAACCGTCAGTAGTAACACTAATTTTCAACTCATCTCTTGCATTTCTAATTGCACCAACTGTTTCTATTCTTTGTGTTTGTAAATTATAATTATTATTAGGTCTATTGTATGCTCTGCCATTAAATACTGCATTATAATTTGTGCCTAATGCAACATCATAAGATGTATCTGTGATAATATTATCTAAATCTCTACGACACTTTGCACTATTATATTGGAAATTTCCAAAATGTCCGTTAATAAAATCTATTGTTGTTTTTTGTACAGATGCTTTGGCGTTAACTAATGTTAAACTTGCATCTTGTAATGATTGACTTACATTAGTTAATGGAGGATAAACAATAGTTTCAGCTCCTGATCCAGTATTAACAATATTAATAAAGTCATCAAACAACCCAGCAATAGTAGTTGCGGCTGCTACAGATCCTACTTTTGGAGGAGTTAGTTGTGTTGTCACAGTATTTAATACAGGAGTCACTGGAGTATTTCTACTCACACTTTGTGCTATACTTTTTAGATATCCGTAGGCTGCAACAGTTGCAGTTTTTTCACTTGAATTAATTTGTAAATTAGTTCCTTCGTAATATGCTTCGCCGGCTCTAACAGTTTGCCAATTTCCACCATAAGTTAAATCATATCCTATCGCATCAATTACAAAACCTGTATCTTGTTTACATTTGGTTCTGCTATAATTTAAATTTGGATAGTTAGCTTTAATGTATGCAATTACTTCTTCTTGTAAAAACTTTTTATTTAATTTTAATGCTTCTCTTGCATAACCGTAATTAGGATCATCCATATCATAAGAAGGTGTTAAATTTGCTTCAAACTTATCTGCTAAACCAATATCTACTCTTCTTCTAATTGTTCTTGCAAGTTGCTTTGCAGCTTTTTTAGGTCCTTCTGTTTCTGCATACGGCCAGCTTCTGACTTGTGTTCGAGTGTTACCAGTTGTCGGAGTCACTGATACACCGCTTACAATATCGCCTATAACAGCTTCTATGCGAGAAAGACTATGATAGGTATAATTAAAATCTGTTGTAGGTGTCAAACTAGAATTACTTGCTTTACGAGGTTGTACATTTGTTGAACGTAATTCGTCACCAATGATACAACATTCTGCAGGCACAATTATAGGAAGTACTTCGTAGTATTTTCCTGTACTTACTTTTATTAATGTATTTCTTATTATCCTTGATGGAATATCGGTTGCTACACCAGCTGTAACAGCGTCTGTGATAATTTTGTTTAAACTTGTAATTGTTTCAAATATTGTTGCCATTAGTAGCCTCCTCCGCCACCACCACCGCCGGATCCACCGCCGCCGCCGGAGCTTACTGCGACAATCGAACTGCCCCCAGTCACTGTACTTTCATATTCTACATTATCTTCACTTCCTAATGCAGATTCAAAATACTGTGCAACTATTGCTGTAGAATTGTCTCCGTTTGTAGTTTGATAATTAACTGCTGGTGCTGTTTGTGCAAGCACTTTTTCAATCAATGTTAGTCCGTAATTTATTGCCGCCACAGTTTCTTCCTTTTGCCCTAATACGTAAAAACTTCCTGGTTCGTTGACATATTTCAATGCAGCTTCTCTAGATCTCACATTACCACCGTGTGCCAAGTCCCAAATAAATGCATCGATAATTAATCCCATATCTCTTTCGCATTTTGCACTATCGTATACAAACGATGTAGTAAACGGTGATGTGCCATTTGCAATTTGATAGTCAGTCCATTCAACTATTTCTCTTTGAATAAATCTTCTATTTAATTCTAATAACCTACAAGCCGAAGAAGCTTTTGTTCCTCTTTCTACTTGCTGTGCGGCGTATCTAATTGATCTCCAAGGACGATCAACTGTTTTGCCATACACAGGTGCTGGCTTGTCTGAACCATGTTCTGCTACGTAATAGACGTCATCAGCATCACTTATTGTTGCCCATTCCGGATATCCAGTATCACCTACTTGTAATATTTGTCCGTCGGTTCCGATAGGTAATCTAGTTGGTCCTGCTCCACCGTAGTATAATAAATCACCTGCTGTTGTAAGAACACTTTGTTCGCTACCAATACTGAATAAGTTCCAATATGTACCTGTTGCATCTAGATCTGGTCTTGAATTTTCATTACCGCCGTCAAACCCGCCTGGTGCATCACCAACTGTTGAAAAGTCGTCACCTTCTGATATATGTCCTAAAACACAAATATATGAGTTATCACCGTATCGTACAACATCACCTAAGAAATATTCCTGGTCGTCTAGCCAGGCGCCTCGCCAATCTATACCAGTGTTAAAAAGTTGCCAGTATGTTGTATTAGGTGGTTGTTGTCCTGTATGATCTTGTACTGCCTTATATGTGTATCCACCGTGTCTAACTACATCTCCAATTTCATATTCAAAGTTTGTACTGTCATCTCCCCACTGTCCAATAAATCTAATACCTTCAGAAAATAAATCCCAGTCACTGCTGTTTGTAGGTGGTCGCTGTCCACTATTTTCTGTTTTTGCAATATATTGGTTACCGCCGTATGATACAATATCGCCAGGTTGATATGAAGCTGGTCCGCTCCATCGTGCTTCGTATTGGAAACCTTCTACAAATTTTGTCCAATTGCTACTATCTGTTGCAAATGCTGCTGAAGATGTGTGATATGCTGTTGCAATCCAAGTGTTTGCACCAAATTTTACAACGTCATTAACTTTATATCTTACAGATGCAGTCCATGTTCCTTTATAATCAAATCCTTGATTAAAAATATCCCATTTACTTAGATCTGCTTCTAATCCTGCTGATACTGTAGATGAAGAAATATGATTTTGATTACAAACATAAGTTGTGCCTCCGTATTTTACTAAGTCGTTGGCTTTATAGTCAAAACTTGTTGACCAATCACCTTTCCAGTCAACACTTTCTGCATAAATTTGCCAATTAGCAATGTCTGCTTCTAATCCGGTTGTTGAATCTGCTGCTGATGTATGCTTAGTTTGGCAAATGTATAATCTTCCACCGTACCTTACAATATTATCAACAATATAATCTACTTGAGGTTGCCATTCACCTTTCCAAGCCTGGCCGTCACTTACTAAATTCCATTTGGGAGGACTAATATCAAAATCTGTAAAGAAATCAGCAGAAGCAATATGTCCTATAACACAAATATATATTTTTCCGCCGTAGGCAACTACGTCATCTTGAAAATATTGAGTAGTTGTAGTCCAAGTATTTTTCCATACAAATCTAATTCTACCTAGTTTAAATTCTGCCATTAATCTGCTCCGCTATGTTATTTATCTTATTGTACTGTGTCATTGAAATTCCTTAAAAATAACATTTGACTTAATATAGTTCCTTGCAATGCTGATGCATTGCCATTGCTGTCAGCACCAGCTAACACCACAGGCCTGTTTATGTTTAAATAACTGCCGCCTGTCATTGTAATAATATTTTCTGATGATCCTACTGAAACTTGACCAGCAACAATATTGTTAGTTTCTAAATCTGAACCGCCAACTGATAACTGTGCAGCTAAGAATGTAGCAATGGCTTTTTGTGTAGGAATAATATTATTACTGTCTGCACTAAAAGTTGGATCGGTACTAAATTCGTTTACTACTGCACCAGTACCACCAAGTCTAACTCCACCTAATGATAATTCACTAAGACCGTCTAAATCAAAAAATTCAGCACTGATAGTTACAACACCTGTTGCTTGGTTTACTCCAAATAATTCACCTGCTCTAAAGTTACCATCTTGGTCAGTTGATACATAGAACACTCTACCTCCTGAAACTTCTAAAACTTCATTTTCCGGAGCACTTGTAAAGTATGCTCCACCTGCATATAATTCAGGATAGTTTGTTTGTAGGAAATTTCCTGTACCTATGTCTAAGAAATCGTGTCCTGAAATTCTACACTGACTATATTCTTGCGACAATGTAGCAGTTGTGCCGTGTGCAAGATTGTATTCATTTTTTAATGTTGGTGTTATTTGAAATCTTACATTGCGTGTATTATTTCCTGTACCATCATCGCCTAAATCAGTTGCGGAAACTCCTACAAATAACTTTAAGTCTTCAGGATCTGCTGTTGTTTCGTCTAAAATACCTGTAATTCTAATTTGTACTCCTGGTCCAGGTAGAGTAGGATCAACACCCTTTAGTACAAGGAACGCTCCTTGTTCAACGATGTCTGCATAACCATCACCTGTAATAGTAATTGTACTTGTACTAGTTCTATATCCCGAACCTCTATTAACAAAGTCAGGTTGTGCTAAAACTTTATTACCTATTCGACTTTCATACTCTACTTCTGTCACAAATGCAGTGTCGGTTATTGTAAGCACTGGTAAATTGCTATCTGTATATCCGCTGCCTGGATCCCATATCTTGAAAGCAGTAAATGATCTTGCTGTTATATCTGCTCTAACTTTAGCTTGAGCTCCTGTTTTTATTTTAGCAACAGCGTTTGTTGTGTTATTATCGGCTAACATTAAGAAATGAGGCTCATCTCCTAATCTGCTAAACATAACTGTTTTCCAATAGTGCGGCCAAAGTACTTCTCTTTCATACCATTTGATACCATCTTCTGATGTTGCCAAATAAGTAGTAGGTCCTACTGTTGCTCCGGTAGGGTCTCCAAATTCTTTACCTCCAGTGTCGCACACTGCTAAGAATACACCTTGGCCATATTTTATATCACGCCAGGCCATCGTTGTTGATCCATCTAATGATGGCGCTGGAGTACCTAAGTACCAAGTAGCTCCCCTATCTACACTATATGCCACTTCTCCATTTGAAGCAAATGCTAAAAATCTATTATTACCGTAGACTAAATTTAACCAAGTATAATCTCCTGCTGGTAAGACATTGTCGTACCTAAACCAAGTTATACCGTCTTGTGAGTATGCAACATCTTTTGTTTGAGAACCTGTAATAACCACATATCTATCTTGTCCGTAAGCAATACCCTGCCACTGATCTCCCGAACTGTCATCGCCTACTGGTAATGTTGTTGATTGCCAATTCAGACCATCTGTGCTGTACGCTGCTGTTTGACTATTTTCTGCAATAACAACAAATCTACCTGAAACACCTGGAGGTGTGCCGTATACTCCTGCTATCCAGTCTGCACTTGCTGGTAATGTTCTGTCAACCCAGTTTTGGCCATCATAACTAAAGCTATAGCCTGTTCCGCCTTTAGCTAATGCTAAAAATCTATTGTTACCAGCTACTAGTCTACTATAAGTTTTAACACTAGACAAATTACTTTCGTTCCAACTTACACCGTCATCACTGTAAATAGCAAAGTTTGGTGAGGCTATAGCAACATATCTGCCCGATCTTGCTGTACCGCTTACTGTAAAATCTGTTATTGTATTCGAACTATCTTGAGTTGTTTCTGTAACAGTTATTATTAGATCGTTTGCTGGTGTTGTGCCGCCAAAGGTTGTACCTGCTACTGTTAATACATCACCAACAGCATAACCTGCACCAGGATTTGTTATGTTGGCAACATATGTTTCACCGTTTCTTGTAACATTAAATACCGCCGGCACTGCAACAGTATCTTGAACTCCTGCACTTCCGTCTGGTATGGCAATATCAAAATAAAATGCTGTTAAATCGCCAAATTGACTATCAAAAATTTCTCTTGATTGAGGTAGATTTGCATAAGTTGCTGAAAAACCTGGGTGTGTCGTTGCTACTCTTGGTTCAATCCTGTAAGTAGTTGTACTATCTAAGTTTGCTTCTATAGGCCAACCAGGAATAACATGATCCCATCCTAATTCGTTTGTGCTTTCTTTCCTGACTGTACAAATTTTTGTATTAGTATCGTACGCTGCTACATACCCGTACTGTCCAACCCCTGTGCCTTGAATAATAAGAAGTCTCATTCCTAAGATTTCTGTATCAAATTGTGTTTCTTCGTTAGTGTTAAGTATTATACTATCCGTTGCTGGAATAGTAACCTGTGCTGAATTTTGTCTAATAAGATAATTAGAGCCGCCTTCACTACCAGATCCAGTGGTATTAATTAACCTGGCTTCGTATAGTCCACCATCTCTAAAGTCTGAAAATTCAACTTTAGCATCTGCGCCTGCACCAACAATGTCTGAACTAGCTGTATTATATTCTTCGCCACAGTGTGTATATTCATATATTAAAATTTGATCTGTAGTTCCGCCAGCAATAGCACTTTTTACTTGAGCTTCGTTTTGTTGATTGTTAACTGTTGTAGACTGTGGTACTTCATTTGGATTATTGCCTTCTGCCACAGCGCCGAATGTTCCATATGAATTATTTCCGTTAGTAGCACGTATAATTCCGCCTGTTTCGGCTAAGTATCCTACTTGACAATAGTATGTAAATACCGAAACTAGCTCTGCTCTTGCGTTATTTAACACCCAAGCACCAATTCCATCACTTAACACTTGTGTAAAATCGTTTGATACCATTGAGCGATTGCCACCATTGTGCAATGCGCCGTCAATTTTTTGTCCTACACATGCTGTTCCTAGATTTGTAACTCCTTGTAAGTATGGTGATCTGTTTACAATCCATGTTCTATTGTCTGCTGGTCCCCATCCTGGATCTAGAGCAACTAATGAACCACCTGTTGGTCTTTGATATTGTGCAAAAACTCCTGGAGGATTAAGCGTTCCGGTTAATCCATCAGTTGTACAATTTCTTAATCCTGTAGTATCACGCATCCAAAATAAATCGTCATTTTGTGATCCTGTAAAACTATTAGCTATATATCTAGCAGCAAAACATATTGCGTAATTGCCATCGTATTGTACATCTCTTTTTGTACCACGTAAGTAGTAAAGTATATCTTGTTTTACTTGTACTTCGTCGTATGTATTTTCTGGATAAGTACCAACCAAAAATGCATACGCTTCTGCCGCTAAAAAATCTTTGTTTAATTCAATTGCAGTACCAGCATTCACTCTTTCTACACTGTTAAGTGTGTTACTGCCTGTAATTTCAGGATCAGTTTCACCAGATGCAATTCTAAAATTTATATAATTTTTATAATCATCTATTAAATTAACATAAAGGTTTACAGCCTCAAGATCTGTTGGAGGTGTTTTTAAATTTTGTTGCACAGTGTTACCTTCAAACGGTGTTACAGCAATTCCAGATAATACATTAAAAATAATTGTTGTAAGATGGTCGATTGCAGCAAAATGTTCAGTAATATAAGTTCCTGAATACGCTGTTTTAGGTCCAGATGCAATAATAGTAGTAGCTCTGAGTTCGTCACCTACTACGGCACAACCTGCAGGAACAGTTATAGGACCTACTTCTTCAAATCTACCTGTAGCCACTGATATTTTTGTAGGTTTTAGTGGTGTAAAATTATCTTCTATATACTGTGCAGCATATCTAACAGTTCTAAAAGGCTTTTCTTTTGAAATTCCGTATCCTGTAGTATCAACTCCGTGCCTTCCTACAAATATAGTGTCTGTATCAGTTATTGTATTCCTCCAATAGGCTTCCAACTCGTCTGTTATACTTAAAACTTGGCCTGTTTTACCTATTGCTAACCTAGTATCACCTACAGTTGATCCATCGCCCACTGCACCGACACCTAAATTCCTACTTATTCCATATGTTAAAAGGTCTCCAGCATATAATAATCCGCCTGGCTGGCCAGCTTGCACCAATAAATCCCAATAAACATACCCACTACCGTTATCGCCCGGAAAGTTATTATCAGCTGATAGGTGTTCTTGGTTACATACATAGCTATCACCGTAAATAATTACAACTTCACCTACGCTATATATTATACCAGGATTCCAAGGGCCAGCAAATATCTTGCCTGGCATAAGTTTTGTCCAAACTTCTTCATCTAAGTAATCTAAAGAACTTCCATCACCGTCACTTATACTTACATCTCTAACAGCAATAAACAGTTGTCCTCCACGTTGTACTATATCACCGGTTTTATATCCTGTGTCATATCCGGCCCATGTTCCTCTAAAATTATATCCGTGTGCTAATACTATCCAATCAATCGTGCTATCTTCAGTATCACTTACTAAAACTTTACCAGGATTACTATCTAAGTTGTTATTTACAGCATAGTAGAGATTACCGCCATATCTTACAATATCCCCTTGGTTATAAGGTGTTGTTGAATTCCAATCATTATCATATTGGCTTCCAGGAAATGTAATTGAAAATTTTGTGTCGTCTAATTCTGTATCTCCTGAAGTATGTGCTTCATTACATGTAAAAATAGAAGGTCCGTACTTAACAAGGTCATTCACTTTGTAATCTGTTGTAGTGTCCCAAGCTCCTTTATACTCGTACCCGTTGTAAAATTGCTCCCAATTTTTCGTATCATCACCAAAATTATCTGTGCTTAGATGCGCCTTGATACTCTTGTATGCTATGCCGCCATATTTTACTATTGCGTTCAATCCGTAACTTGTGCCACTGCTCCAATCTATTAAATATTTTGTACCTACTGCAATTATTACCCATTTATCAGTAGTAGAACTTACACTTTGATCAACATTTTCAGCATCAGTATGAAAATCTGTAGAAGCATGTGCTACTTGACACACATATAACGAGCCTTGGAATAATACAATATCACCTGTGTTATAATCTGTTGCAGTAGTCCAGTTTCCTACAAAAGATCTACCGCTGGTCATTACAATCCAACGAGGTTGCGGAATTGGTGGACTTGATCCTGGAACAGTTGCTTCTTGATCTGTTCTAAAAGCAGCACTTGCAGTATGTGTTACTATACATACATAAGACTTACCGTTTACTCTAACAACATCGTCTCTTATATAGTCTGCACCAGCTGTCCAATCACCCTTCCAGTTATACTTAAATCTATCAATTGAAAACTCTGCCATAATTAGTATCCTTGTCCGTCTGGGTTATAACTTGTTGGGTCTGTTAAAACTGAATTATCGTCACCGTCGCTGTAAGATGGACTACTTATTGCATCCGGATATACATATGCCTGTGACAATCTTTGAATAAACTGTCCGTCTACAGGATCTACAAAATATGTTAATGATCTACTGTCCCATTTAAATTGAGGATATCGTACATTATCATAAAGTTTGTCATGATTTTCATCTATACCGCTTAGAAAATCGATACCTTCTTCAAAATCTAAATAGTTTTCTTCAGCTATACCAATATTATTAACAACTACAATATTTTCATCGCCTCCTGCTAACTGATCTGATTTCATTAAAAATAATTCACCGTCTTCGTTCCTACGTATTCCGTAAAAATAACGTTTTATAAAACTATCAATAACATCAGTTGGGCTTGTTCCTATATAATATGTCATTATGTAATCTCCACGTAGCTAACTATTACATCAACTGAATCATCTACACTTGATCTAACAAGTAATTGATTGCTAGGTGCTAAAACTAATTTTTCACCTGTACTTACTGCACGTAAACTTGTTCCTGCTGGTAATATGCTGTCTTTTAAATAATATCCTGTTACACTTGTGTCGTCTTTAATTAATACATCGCAATAGATAAATTGATCTGTTAGGTTAGTAAAACTTAAACCTAAAATTGTTACTCTTGTAGTAGGCAATGTTTCATAAATTAAAACAGGCACTGTCCCACAATTTTTTATTACTGTATTTTTTAATATTGTTGCCATTTATCTATCCAAAAATTAATACTTTCTCTATTGCAATTTCTTCTGCTTGAGCAAAAGAAATACCGCCACTAGCACCTGCAACACTTACCCAAGTTGTTCCGTCGTATAGTTCAACTCTAGAATCATCAGTATTAAACCTTATCATTCCAGTTTCTCCTGTCGGACGAGTAGCGTTTCCGCCTACAGGTAGCACTACACCTTGAGATCCATCAAACTTCACATATCCGTCGCCTGTATTTTCGAACACTGTTACAGCATCAGCTACGGTATTTTTTATAGTGCTATCAGTAACACCCAAGTTTTCAAATTTAACCTGTCCTGTGCCATTAGCAACGAAGTTTAAATCTGTGTTAGTAGTAATACTACTTATCCGATTACCGTCTATCTCTATGTCATCTACGGTTACTCTATTTGTGTTAAATCTACTTGCATCTATATCTGCTACAATACTTCCGTTGATATAAAATCTAATTTTGTTATCGTTAGCTCCCGGAGTTAGCTCAGCTGTAATTTTTGTATTGCCATCTAAATCTTGCAATCCATCTAGTTTTATCCAATTTGATCCATCGTATCCTTCAAATCTCGCAAGTTCGCTGTTGAACCTAAATTGTCCTGCTACTGGTGTTGGACGTTCTGCTGTTGTACCTGATGGTAGATTTATAGCGCCAGTTGCATTAATTGTAACAACTCCATCAGTAGGAGTAAGAGTAATATCAGCTGAACTGGCAATAGTACTTGAGTCAAATGTCAAATCATCAACTGCAATTTTTCCTGTACCTGCGGCTCTTAGTTCTAAATTACTGTTACTATTTGTAGTAGTAATAAAGTTTTCTCTAATAACAATATCACCTGTACTAAATTGTGATGAAGTTATAGTCCCTGTAGATGTTAAATCTACAAAACTAGTAGTTCCTAAAATTTGTAAGTCATTACTGATTGTAACATTATTATTAGGAATCAATATATTTCCTGTACCGTTTGCACGTAGTTCTAAATCAGCATTACTACTTGTTGTAGTAATAATATTATCATCAATTTTAATTTCTTCAAATTGTGCCGCTGCTCCTACAGTTAAATCTTGAGTAACTGTTACGTCACCGCTGATATCTGTATTACCAGTTTGTGTATGACCGCCTACTAATGTCACTGTGCCTGTAATGCTTGTATTAGCTAAAGTTGCTGTGCCGTCTACTTTTATATTATTATCAATTTGTAAATCATTTGTAGGTATTAGAACTTTGCCGGTACCGTTTGCTCTTAGTTCTAAGTTTGCATTTGAATTTGTTGTTGTAATATAGTTTGTGTTTACAATTATATCATCAATAAACATTTCATCTACGTGCAAGTTTGCCCATGTGTTAGTGCTTGTACCTAAGCTATGGGTGCTTGTAACATTAGGACGTAGATCACTTGCTATTCCTGCAACAATTTGTAAATTATCATCGCCGCTGTCGCCGAGTGTAATATTTCCACCAATTGTTACATCGCCGGTAACATCAATATTACCAGTTACACTTACATTATTTTCTAAATTAATTTGGTCTGTTGCACTTACAAAATTAAGTGCTCCTGCTGTGCTTTCGATTGTATTACCGCTTATTCTAATGTTTCCGGTATCAATTCTAGAACCATTAATAAATGTTGTATCACCACCGTTAGTAAATGTAACACCGTCAGTAAGTGTTATGTTTAATGAAGATACAGCAAAGTCTACAGAACCGTTTTCTTGATTAACATGAAATAAATCACCAACTCTAAAATCACCTTTGTGGTCAACTGAGCTGTATCTAATTTGTGCGCCATTAAGTTCTACAACTTCGTTTGCTTGTACAACACTACCGGTATCGTTTGTAACTTCTTTACCATTACCTATGTATGCTAAGTTTTGTCCTATTGCATAAACTAATACCCCTTCGCCGTCGCCATACAAACCATAGTTACCGTAAACATTAGCTGATCCAATCATTCTTACTTCTGCACCAAAATCTCTAATATCTACATTTTCAATTGTTGTTGCAGTTGCTCCACCACCGTTTGATATACTAGCTGGTGTAGTGTCAAAATTTAATAAATCAGTATTTTTTCCATCTAGGACAAGTATATCATTGTCGACACTTTCTACTGTAACATTTACAACACTGGATGCATCTGTAGAAGTAAACGTAACGGTGTTACCAGAAACAAAAGTTCCTGTTATTCCACTAAGTCTTATTCTTGTTTTTCCGTCGTATGCTAATCCTGCATTGCTGTCAAACGCATGAAGGCCTCTGTTTGCAAAATACGTAAAACAGTTTAACCATTCAATTCTAGCACCGTTGGTTGCGACAAGTCCATCAACACCCGGAGTAATAAAAGTTACACTGTGGAACAACATTGCTGCTTCTCTTGATGCAGCTGTAGCATATGCTCCGTCTACATAAGCACCTTTACCAGCATCACCTGATAAAAATCCTCTAGGATCATCTGCTGTAGTTGTTGAACCTGCTGTGATTACTGTGATGTTTCTTATGTAAGGTGAACGAGTAGTAACTGCAAAATCTGTTGCAAAACGGAATGCATATCCGTTGTCTGGAAATATCCTATTGTCTCCATTACAACTAAATGTTAGGTTAGAAACAAATACCTCTGTGCCTATACCTAAATCTACAGCAGGCGTAAAGAAAATAGCTAAATCACCTGTAGCTTCATTATAGTTGGTAGGTGCGGTAACAGTATAAGTAGTACCACCTGCTGTTACTGTTCCACCGCTTACATATGTGTGTGCTTGAGCAGTTGTTCCTACATTTACTATTATGCCTCCAGGAAGTGAGCTTGTGGTTGTAAAATAGTTACCGCCACTATAAAAATCTTTTACAGTTAAATCTTCAACAGTGCTTTCGCCGTTCAATAAGAAAGCATCATTGTATCTTGTAGCAGTTGTTGGAGAAATATTTACACTTCTAATACTGTGTCCTTTTACAGTAACTCCTACAGGTACAGTCAAAGGAAACACTTCTGTATATTCTCCAGGATAAACATGCACAGTGTCTCCGCCGGTTGCTACGCTTAATGCTTTTTGTATAGTTGCATAAGGTGCTTGAGGATGATCACCGTCGTTTGTGTCGTTGCCGTTTTCTGCAACATAAATTATATTGCCTTGTTTTAATATTAAATCTATGCCGTTAACTGTTAATGCAGTTGCAGAAACTGATGTTGCATTAAAATTATTAACCCAAATATCAGACCATTGTTTGCCGCCGCCTGCAGGATCTGTCCCTAATTGATATGTGTTTGTTGAATCTGGAACAATATTGCTTGCAACTTCTGCATTGAAATTAATTGTATCTGAACTAGTATCACCTATTGTGATATCACCGTCTGCACTAATATTACCAGTAGCGTGTAGGCTTCCAGCAACATTCATATTTGCAAGTACTTCAACAGTACCAGTTCCGTTTGGTCTTAATTCTAAATTTGCGTTAGAATCTCTCGTGCTAATTGCATTACCTTCTAGCTCTAAAGAATCTATTATTAATTTATTTTGATAAACAACATTGTCTAGTGTACCTAAATTCAAATAGGTTTGATTGGATGAAATAGTATTTCCTTGCACTACTACATCGCCTAATGTTGCTTGATTTGTAACTGTAAGATTATTTACTCTAGATGTTCCTGTAACATCTAACTCGTGCTGAGGAGAACTATTTTTGATACCAACACGCTGGTTGTTAACATCTAAGTATAATAGGTCTGTCTCAAAAGCTAAATCAATCCCATTTCTAATGAGATTTGCCTTTAAGAGCGGACCGGATATGCGACCAACTGCCATCTCTACTCCTTAACACGGGGATCCTGTCCCACAAGCCTAATTTTCAGCTAATGCTCTTTGCTGGCTAACCACAGTTTGTCCCGCTACGGATTTGGTCGATCCATTGCAGCGTTAATAGTATTTATATGATTTGTAAATAATAGCTGTTTAGCCGTAGATTAGAGACTGAATGAGAGCTTCGTCTTCCATATCTTCTACCGAAATACTATCAAATCTACCAGCTGATGTTTCCCAAGAAGTACCGTTCCAAGATTCCATTTCGTTAGATACTGTGTTGACTCTTGTAAATCCTATTTCAGGTGTAGAAGGGCGTGTACTGTTATCGCCAAAGGGCATACGTATAGTGCCAGTTCCGCCAAATTTCCAGTAACCCTTAGCAGTATTACTTAATAGTGTTACTGCATCATTTTCTGTATTTCTAATAGCATTATCATCAAATGTTATATTATCTATAACAACATCTCCAGAACCGTCTGGTACTAATTCTAAGTCGCTGTTACTTACGTTTGTACCAATAGTATTTGCATCGATATTAATATCCTCAACTTGCATAGCGTGAATATTAATGCCGTCACTGTCAAAACTACCTACATTTACATTGGCAACGTTTAGTTGAAGTGTATTGTTTGTAGGATGTGCTAAAACACTTGTAAACAAATTATCTGAATATACACCTCCAAGTGCAACAGCAGAATTTATATATAATTCAAACACATTTTTTTCTGTGTTAAATCGTACATCACCTTGTGTTTGAGGACGCTGTGAGATATCTCCTTTAGGTAAATTTAGTGCCTTGTCGGTATTAATAATTAAATTTTCTGTTGGATCGAAAGTTATATTATTTGCAGAACTTATGTTTGTGCCGTCTAACAGTATCTGCTCTAATTGCACTGTACTTGATCCTGTGCTTCTAAGATCTAAGTTACTATTTGTATTTGTAGTGGTAATTATATTATCAAATATATCTATATCATCTGTAGCGAGATCGGCTGTCACACTTGCAAGAGATAAATCCACAGCACTAGTTGTTCCTGATACTGTAAGATTTTGGTTTATAATCACACTTTCGTCAAACAGTATATTTCCTGTGCCACTTGCTCTGATATCTAAATTGTCATTTCCTGAATAAGTTTCTATAACATTATTTTTGATATTGACTTTTTCTAGTGTTGCTTGCACTGCACTAAAATTTTGTTGTACAGTCAAGTTACCCGTTAGATTAAAATTATCTGTAATACTATAATTACCTGCTAGTACAACATTTCCTGTAATATTTGTATCTTTTAAAGTTGTTGACCCTGTTACTGTTGCGGCATTTGTTATTTCTAAATCAGCATCTGGTAGATATATTTCGCCAGCACCGTTGGCCTGTAATTCTAGATTGCTATTTGAAATAGTTGTTGTAACTGTTGTGTCTTTAAATTTTATGTCAGCAATATTTGCTTCTGAAAAATATCCTTGTTTCCATTTATATGAACTACTTCCAAGATTATAATATCCGCTTATATCAGGCACTACATCACTTGAAATATCAGCGTTTATATCAATAGTATCTTGTCCAAATGTATCGCCAAATGTTATAAGTTCTCTACCTACACTAATATTACCAGTTAGACTTAAATTCTTTTTAAAGTTTACATCATTATTAAATTTAATTTCTGTAGCCGCATCTATATTCATTGCACCAAATAGTGTATCAATGTTATTGTTTGATATTCTAAAATTACCAATATCAATTAGTGCTGGTGTTACTATTGTTGTGCCGTTGCTGTCAGTAATATTCAAAGTTTGTAAACTGTCTACTTGTGCAGCTGTAAGATTTAAACTAGTTGTACCAGTTTCAAAATCAACAAAGAATTGATCACCAATTCTGAAATCGCCGCCGTGATCTTGTGATACATGATAAATTTTACCGCTATTTAATTCTATTGTTTCATTTGCTTGTATGGCTCTACTAGGATCATTATCTACAAATTTACCTGCACCTATGTAAGCAAAGTTATGTGCAATAAGATACATGATACAATCGTTGCCGTCTGCTTCTGCGCCTTTGTTTCCGTAGACACTAGCTGAACCAATTGAACGAATTTCAGCACCATATTGTACAGTTGATCCGTCTGTGCTTAGATGTCCTGTTGCTCCGTTTTTTGCATACAATCCTCTGTTTGCAAAGTAGGTAAAACTATTCAGCCACTCTACACGCACACCGTTTGTCATTGTAATTGCATCAACACCTGGTGTAATAAATGTTGCTGAATGGAAAAGCATACTTGCTTCATTACTTGCACTAGGCACTGATGCTCCGTCAATAAGTGCGCCTTTGCCTGCATCACCACTTGCAAATCCTCTCGGATCACTTGGACTTGTTGTAGTACCTTGAGTGATTACTGTTACATTTTGTATATAAGGAGAGCGTGTGCTTATTACTGCGCCGGGCGCAAATCTAAATGCATAACCTGTGTCATTGCCGCTGTCATAATAAAAATCTTTTATAGTAATATTCGTTATTGTAGTTTCACCGTTTAGGTGGAAAACATCTTTTGATTGATCAGCACTAGTAGGACGTATAATTGTATTTCTAAAATCTTCACCTTTGATAGTTACATTACTAGGCACAACCAAAGGAAGTTCTTCTTCATATCCGCCAGGCATTACATGTATTGTAACAGGTCCTTGTGTGCTTGCATCAACAACATCAAGAGCATGTTTAAGTGTTTTGAAAGGACCGTTAGGATGATCTCCTACATTGTTGTCATCACCGTTTTGTGCAACCCAAAATATGTTCCCCTGTCTAAGACTTAATGGATCTATTCCGCTTACATTAAAATTACCAGTAACAACATTAGTTCCATTTATAAGTGTGCTATAAAGATAGTCCCAGCGTTTTGTTGGTGCGCCTAACGCATACGTGTTGTTAGCAGCAGGAATAATACTAGATGTAACTTCTGCGTTTAAGATAATACTATCAGTATTTTGATCTCCAAATATTATATTTCCGTCAGTAGTTATGTTACCAGTTGCATGTATATTTCCTGAGACATTAGTATTAGCTAAACTTTCTACAGTAGGTAATTTCGCATTTATTATTGCTATTCCACGATCATATGCAGCACTTGGTGGGCTAACATTTCCTCTTGTGAAATTAAGAAATCCAAGAACATCGTCAATGCTAATTGAGCCGCTTTCGTTCCAATCACCTCTTTGAAACCCACTCGGTAAAACTGTAGTCCAAAACTCGTAGTCTGCATTGCCAGGGCCTATTTGACCCCTTGAAACTTGTAAAAGTGTATCATTTAGATCTGCAATGAAAGGGTCGCTTGTATCTAATTCATATTCTTGCCAAGGACGTAAATCAATATTTGCATTAGAAATATGTGTGCTAATTGTATTGTCTGTAGCTTGAAATGCTTCTGTTTCTAGATTACTTAATCTAATTGCTGTGCCTGCATTTAAATTAATATTTCCAGAACGTACATTAATGTTGTTGTTACTTATTTCGTAGCCGGTCAAACTTGTAAGTGCAGTAGTATTCCAATTAGTGCTACGTGCATCGCCTTCAATGTTTAGTTCTACAATAGGAGCGTTTTTATTAATGCCTACTTTGCCAGTATTGACATCAAGATAAAGAAGTTGTGTGGTTCCAGAATCATTGCGAAAAGCAAGATCTAAACCATTTCTTAAAAGATTGTCCTGTAATAGCGGACCGGATATTCTACCTACTTGTGCCAAATTTATTCTCCTGACACAGTATTTATTGGATTACTTGTCGAAGTTGTGTAGGACTGTTATAGGTTTATCTAAATCAGGTGCTGATGTAAATGATAGATAGTATCCTGGAAGATACGGTCCTGTTGATGTGCCTGCCTTAAGTATAATACCGCTACTTGCAATATAATTAGCAGTGTTACCGCCTGCTGTATTAACAGCTATTTCTATTCTAGTAGTTGAAGGAATACTTGTAATAGTATGACTGCCCGGGGAACTTGAATCGTCTGTGTTTAGATTTTCAACTGCATCATCAATTGTGCTTTCAACTCCACTAACATATATTAGATCGTCAGTAGTAAAACCATGTGCTGTTGCTGTTTCTATTATTGTGGTTACTCCAGTGCTTATAATATTTGTAATAGTATTTTGTGCGCCTGGATTTTGTACTAGTGTATAGTTTGTTCCTGAAATTTGAAAAACATTTTCAACAAAAACTAAAATATTTTGTGCCGCAGCCGGTACAGGATAAAAAGGATCACCGCTATTGAGAGGCCCAAAGATTGTTTCTACAGCATCTCCACTACCTAAATTTTGTTGTAAAACAGGCGCCGCAGTTGATGGTGCAGCAACTTTTAAGCCGTCCCATTTATTATTTTCGTATATTTCAAATCTAGCGTCAGTTGTATTATACCTCATGTGTCCATTTACTGGCGATGTAGGTCTTTGTGCTGTCGTGCCTGATGGCACTAAAACAGTGTTGGTGCTATCAAGTATAACTTGATCATTTACGTCATACTTTACACCTTTACCGTAGATGTTTCTCAAATTTGTATTTTGAGCTTTAATTAATCTCATTACACTTCCAAATAACTTACTGTAGTTGCTAAATCTGCATGGCCAACAAAGGATACAGTATCGCCTGGTTCTAATACTACTTTTTCGCTGTCAAATGTAAATGTTTCGCCAAAAGGTAAACTTAAATTTGCTATTACTCTAGTTACATTATTATCAAGCGTACCTATAGACCCTCCAGAATTAGCAATAAAATGTAAATCAAAGTCTTGTGATCCGCTACTTGCATTATTACAAACTAATATGTTTGTAATTGCATATCTTTTTCCAGCTGGTACTGTAAGTACATTAAGTTGTGATCCAGTTAATCTTGCGTTTACTATTGCCATTTTGTTTCCTTAAAAAATCATACTGTAAAGTAACGATCTATTATTACTTATCAATTCATTTTGTGTATTACTACTATTTACAAAATATATACCACTTCCACCATTGCCTTCGGCTTTTGTGTAAATTATAGATCCAGCACTAGGTGCCAATGGATCTACTGCTGCATCATCAGCTTGTAAAGTTGTTGTAATGAGTAGTTTATCGTTTATCTGTACACTGCCTGTACCAGCAGCTTCTAAACGTAGATTTTCGTTACTACTAGAAGTCATTATTTGACTTCCTTGAATTAAAATATCTTCTAACTCAATTGAATTTTGATAAACACTAATTTTATCTACGTTATTCACACCAATTTTTACTTGGCTAGCTGATCCGGTAACTTCAAAATCTTTTGTTTCAACAAAAGTTTTAGATGTAGTGCCTTCTTCAATTCTATCTTGCAAAACGTTTGCAGATGCAAATGAAACATAATCAACAACCGCTTTTGCATTTGGTATTAAATCATCATCTATTGCCCCGCCTGTAATTACTCCACCGGCATACGGAAAAACACGAGTTTCGTAGTCAGTTGCATTTGTAACACTAATTGCATTATTACCTGTATCAATAAACAACGCACCATTGGATTTTATACCATCTATAACAAGAGTTGTTTTATTTCCGGCACCTGTAAAAAATTTAAATCCGCCAGTACCACTATCTCCGCCTATATTCCAGGTAACGCTATCATCAAAAACGAAACTAGCATTTTCTTCTGAACCTCTATCAATTTCAATACCTGATTGATAATTCTTTGATGCACTTATTCCTGCGCCAGCTTGTCCGTTGTTAAGTGTAAGTATATTATCATTAATTAATGTATCGTTACTTTCTACTGTGGTAGTTGTTCCTTCAACTTCTAAACTACCTCGTATTACTACAGTGCCTGCAGGTTTTCCGCTTACAAAAGAACCTCTTGCAGTGTCCAGGACTATTTGTCCTCCTGCTTCTACCTTAACAGTATAGTTACCGTTGTTTACACTTAAAACTTTTGACATTAAAATTCCTTAATAGTGTAGGGGCATTACACCCCTACATAATATTTTTTTAAGACTGCCTTGGTAAAGAAACACTTAATACGGCATTAGGCACAGATGAATTTTCTCTTAAATCTGGTGCATTACCAATTTCGTAAATGGCATTGTCCGCACTTGAAGAAGTGGCTCCTCCACCTGATCCTTCAATCTGCACAGTTCTGTTACGTAACTTTGTAACTTGATATACAGTTGAATCGCTTCCTGTTGCGTCAATTCTAAACTCTCCTGCACTCATTGCACCATTTGCTTTGTTAACTAATGTCATTACTTCGTCATTAGCATGATCTCTTGGTGAAAATGGTCCGCCTGCATCGTTGTTAGAATCTAATCTTACAACATATTTGGCATCACCAATCTGTCTCAAAATATGTGCTCCTGTCGTTGCTTCTGCACCACCTGTAAAAAAGTGTCTGCTTACTGCGATTCGGCCTGTACCAAATCCAATTTTATCTTTGTTAATAGGTCTTCCCATTTGTTTTCTCCTTTAATGTCCCCTTCTAAGGGATACGCGGTGGGTCATTTCCGCATAAGTCCACACTATGTGACACGATTATTGACACAAGTATTTATCCGAAAAGGAAAAAGGTAAGTTTTTAGGAGTCAAAAAAATAGGCCCCGTAGGGCCTATTTTGAAGTTTATAATTACTAATCTTAGCTGAAGCTTAGGTTTGCTGCTGTTACTTCTACTTTTTCTAAGTAGTCAGCTGCGTTACCAAGCGATGAAGCTGTGTTTGATAACTCAACATATCCGTAACGTGTCATAAATGATACGACTGGCTCGAATGATGTTGGGTCAAGCACAACGCCTGAGCTCATTAGCGGGATGTATGGGCAATAGAATGCCGCTGCATCTGACTCGCTTGAGCCTTTGTAACCAACAAGTACATCATCGTCTGCAGCATATGTATTAACGTAAATTTTCATTGCGTTATTTAATGTGCCAACGAATTTTGTGTTTGTTGGAGCTTCAAATGAACCTTCAGTTGTTCTTGCAAACGCAGAAGTAGTTGCACTTTGTAGCACTGTTAGGATTGCTGGAGATACAACAGCCCAGTTACCTGCGCCTCTACGTGTTCTCTGTGCAATTCTGTTTGCTGCTCTGTTAACAAGAACTGCAAGTGCTGCATGTTCGTCGCCAACAAAAGTAGCTGTACCTGATACAGCAGCCTGGTCAAATGTATCTGTACCAGTTCCTGCTAGTGTAGCAAGTGAACCAAGAATTTCTTGGTCGATTTCAGCAGTGATTTCTTGTGCTAAAGCAGCCATAATTTCTGCTTCAACGTCGATACCGTGCTGTGACTGTGCGTCCTGTGCAGATTCAAAAGTCCAGCGAGCTGATAGCTTTCTGGTTTTTGCTTCTACAGTTTGTTTCAAGATCTGAATTGACATTTTGTTACCAGCGGCACCTTCAAGTGCAGCAGTTGCATCAGCTTTACCTGATGTAGCATTACCTGAATATGCTTCAGCAATCTTGAATGGGCTAAGAGCTTCCTCACCAGCTACAGCACCGCTTGCGCCTGTGCCTACTGTATCTGAGTAGCGTACTCTTAGTGTGTGGATTTGACCCACTGGACCTGTCATAGGCTGAACACCAACGATCTCGTTTGCGATCACAGTTGGCATCACACGTCTGATGACTGGTAAAATAACTCTGTTAAGAGTTGCAACATTACCGGCTGAGGTAGCACCTGCAGTGGCTGTCTCTGAAAGATACTTGCGAGTATTTTCAAGAGTGCTTGCCATTACCTGTTTCTTTGTGCCTTGTAGGCCTTCAAGAAGTGCAGTTTTGGTGTCCTGCCAGCGACTTTCTAATAGTTCTGACATTTGGTTTCTCCTTATTTTAATCCTGCAAGTCTACGGATATCAACCACGTTGCTATCTATGCTTGCGTTGTCATGACTTTTTATTTCTTCTCTATTGCCTGTATGTGATGTGCCTTCTGTCAGTGTCGCCTTCTTTTCTGGAGTTTTACCGTCAATGACCGCCGGTAGATACTTGTCAAACTGTGTTTTTAGTTTGTCAGTTTGAACCGATTCCAGTAAATCTATCATAATTTCTTTTTGATCCCTGTTTAGAGGAGCAGTTAATTCATTTATGACTTCTTTTCTTTGAGCTGCGTTAGTCATGCGTTTGATTTCAGCTTGTTTAGCTTCTGCTAACATTTTCTTTTCTTCAACCGCTTTCTTAGCTTCTGTTAGCTGCTTGTCTTTGATATTAATTACTTTCATTAACTTTGCAGTCTCTGATTTTTCATTAAGATAGCTATTGCCGTATTCAGCGGCAAATGCTT